ATGAATATATTCTTTTTAGACACAGACATTAAAAAATCAGCTGAATATCACGTAGATAAACACGTTGTAAAACAAAGACTTGAATTAGCACAAATAGCTTGTGTAGCTCATCATTTAATAGGTACAAATCCAGATGTAATTCCTTATAAAAAAACACACGAAAATCATCCTTCAGCTATTTGGACTAGAGAATCATTATCAAATTACAATTATGTTGTTAATTTAGGTATTGCATTATGTGATGAATTAAAATTTAGATTTAATACACCACATCAAAAATGTTACGAAGTATTTGAATGGTTAAATAATAATCAACCAAATATTGAAGATAAAGGTTTAACACGTCCTAAACTTGCAATCAATTTTGATTTATTAACTATTAACAAAACTTTACAATTAGATGATGAATCTGATTTTGAATGGGCTGTTAAAAATTATAGAAAATATTATGCTGACGGAAAACAACATTTATATTCTTGGAAAAATAGAACTAAACCTGAATGGTTAATTGAATTGGAAAACAAAAAATAATCAAAATGAAAACAAAATATTACTACATACACGGTTTAGGAAGTTCCAAAAATTCAAGTAAATTTTTAGAATTGAAAAAACAATATCCAAATATTGAATGTTTAGATTGGAAAGAAACAGATAATATGTATTTAAAATTTGAAAGTTGGCTAAGTCAACTTTCAAATGATTCATTAAATTTCGATAATATATGTATTATCGCTAGTTCAACAGGTTGTAATTTTGCATATCAAATACGTAATTTTTACAAATCATCAACAAAGGAATTTATTCATTTGGTTTTAATTAATCCATTATTTAATGTTAATTATCTTTCTGATATTAATATAATTCCAAATAAATTAAATAAATTTTTAATGGATATTCGAAAAATAACTGAATCATTAATTTTAATTGGTGCAAAAGATACGATAATTAATCATAATAAATATTTGAATAAGTTTCCATTTGTTAAAAATAATAATCAAATAATTGTTGATTATGAATCAACACATAAATTTGAAAACTTAAATTTATATTATGATGAAATTGATAGTTATATAAATAGTTTGAATATTTAATAATTAAAAATCATGGAAAATCTAAAAAACCTAAATGAATCAGTTAAAAATTTGCTTGATACATCATCTAATTCAAGAAAACTTAAAATAAAATATACAGACCAAGTATGGGATATTTTACAAGAAGCATATAAATCTCAAGGAGGTATTAAAGGTAATGGTTTCAAAACAAAAGAAGATATGTTAAATATTCCTTTTTGGAAACTTGATATTGTTGATGAAAAAGTATTATGTGTTGTTATGTATAAATTTGCTCCAACTGAAACCGAAACTAACATCGGTAATGTTCGTAAATTATGTGCATTGGGTATGGTTGTTGATGAATCAAAAGATTTAGCAAGAAAGAAATTGAAAAATATTTTGAAAGATGAATTTTCAAGAAGTATAATGGAGGTTTCAGGATTATTTGAATCTTATTTAATTAAGAATTTTCCTGAAAGTTATGAAAAAAATTTAATTCCTGTTGATATTGTAAAACAAATATTATTTCTTGATGAAATAAAACCAATTGATAAATATAGATATTATCGTGATATTGGAGGTGAAGACCATGAAAAAATAATGCTTGGAACTATTAATTTCAAATATTAGAAATACTAAAAATAAAAAATAATCAAAATGGAAAAAACAATAATAAATCATGAAGAATTATTAAATATTGGATTTCATCTTAGAGGTGTTGAAGAAAATGACCCATATTATAAAATAACATTTAAAACACCATTCAAATTTAATATTTCTCATTTAACAGGTGTTTTAGAAAACGGAATATTTTGGTTATATGGAAATAATACAAAATATAATGATATTAATGAATTGAAAAAAATTATTGATATTGTAGGTGGTGAAATTTATGAACCAATAAAATTTTAATTTATCATTTAGAATAAGAGATTGTCAAAAATATTTTTGACAATCTCTTATTCATTTCCATATTTACGGATAAATATATTATAACAAATAAATTATAATATTAAATATTATGGAAAAAATATCAGAAGTTAAACAAAGTTTTGTAGTTGGATATTTGAAAGAAAAAAATGCTGTTGAAATTCAAGAAATTGTATTTAATAACGGACATAAAGTAAAATATGTTTCAGGTCAAGAAAAAAATTATCCAAAAGATAAAGAAGTTTTTGTTTATTTATCTAAGGGAATTTTACCAATATTTACAACAAAAGAAATTAAAGAAACTTTTATTTCATCTAGAGAAACAACTCATACTCTTTGGGGTGTAGAAGATGGTGAAATATTAAAACCAATCAATAATTCAGATATTGATAACGGAATTTTATTTGAAAGTTCAAATGATAATGAAGATGGAACATATCCATTAATTATGCACTATGTTAGTCTCTTTAATAAAATGGATAAAGATGGTGTTTCAGCTTGGTTAAATAGAATAAGTAATAAAAATAAATTAGATATTGATTATGGGGTTTGTCGTATTGTTCGTGATTTAATATATGATTCAAAAGCTAAATTAATTTTTAAAGAACCTGTTGAAATATTACTTACAACTATTGGTGATAGACAAATCATAGAAAAAGTTACTGAAATTGAAGGTGAATTTACATTTGATTGGTATTGGACTAAAAATGGTCGTCAAAAAGAAATAAGATTCTCACCAAAATTTTTTATTGATAAAACAATAAAAACAGAACTAGTAAGTATCGGAATTAAACCAAAAACAGGGGAACAAATTATTTATTCACATAAAAAACCATTAAGTAAAATTCAATACGATTCTAAAACAGGTGAAGAAATTGTTTGGGTTAGATTATATGATTATGAAGATTATGAAGTTTCTAATTTTGGTGTTATTCGTTCAATAGAAAGAAGTAAATATAATTCAGCAGGGGTTTTATGTAACTATCCAAGTACGGAATTAAAACCAAGAGCAACTAAGAAATCACCAAATTTATTTATTGAAGTAAATTTAGGATTTGATGATTGGAGTAACAAATTACGTAAAACTATTTATTTACAAAAAGCTGTTGCTGACCATTTTATTTTAAAACCAATTGAAAATTCAGAATGTGAAAATTCATATGAATTTTCACATAATATAAGTGGTGATTATACCGATAATTCATATCATAATATCAAATGGGTTACAAAAGAAGAATTAATAATATTGGAACAAAAAACCAAACTTAAAAATGGTACTATAAGATTTTCATCAAAAATAAAATAATCATGGGAAATAATTATGAAACTTCACGTTTATTAATTCATAAATTTAATGAATTATATGAAAAATCAAAAAAAGATTGGAAATTCAAATTTGATTATACAACAATAAATAGTTTATTTAAGGAATATCAATTTGAATTTAAAATAAATTTCAATATAAATGATAAGGAAATTGAGAAAATCAAAAATGAATTAAATATTCTAAATTTAGAATATAAAGAAATTGAAGAACAACAAAATAAAGATGGTTTATTAACTAATTCAGAAATGGATAAATTTATTTATAAATCATGGGAAGACTATATATCTATTGCTCCATTTTTATATGGAACATTAAGTGAAAAAGAAGTAGGTAGTAAGAGAAAATTAATTCAAGATTCTATTGAATTTTATAAAAACAAATAATTATGAAAACACAAGAATACGTTAAAAAATATAAACTTAATGAATCTGATAAATTTAATCATTCAGAATTTGTATCTGATTTAGCAAATGATTTTGTTGTTCTTTTAGAACTTAATAAAGCTGAAGATAATATTAAAGGGTTTGAAAATGCTCAAAGAGCTATTAGAATGAAATTTGATGCAATCAATAATAAAACTGTTGGTCAATTAGGTGAAAAACTTTGGGGTTATTTCTTTGCAACTGTTGTTGTTAAATTACGTGAAGAACTATGTCCAAAAGATATGCAAAAAAGACGTGAAATTAATGAACAAAAGAAAAAAGATTGGGAACAAAGAAAAAAAAGATATGAATGGGAACAACAAGAATTTGGTAATTATTTTAGACAATCTTTTTTCAATAGTTTTTTAAGTTCATTATTTAAAAGACAATCAGCTCCATTAGAAAGTTTTAAACAATTAGGATTTGATGATGATAATATTGAAATTGATGAAATTAATAAAGCTTATCGTAAATTGGCTATTAAACATCATCCTGATAAAGGAGGTAAACAAGAAGATTTCATTTCAATAACAGAAGCTAAAAACAAATGTTTACAATGGTTGGAATCTAAAAACAAATAATTATGAAAAAACATAATTTAGGTAGATTATGGTTTCCCAAGTTAATTAATCTTTGGGGATTCATATCAGCATATATAATATTTGATTTCAGATTAAAAACATCTGATAAATTTTTTGTTTGTGAAATTTTAAGTATTGGTGATGATGCTCGTGTACATACTTCATTATTTAGAATAGATATTGAATGGAATGAATATTTTGAAATCAATTTTAATTTGTTATATTTATTTCATTTAAGATATGAATATTATAATGAATCAGATATACACGGAAAAATATATAATATTTTAGAAGAAAGTGTATATTACAAAAATTATTGTAATAGTAAAATGGATTTTAAATGGTTAAAAATTCATCAACATAAATCTATTGGCATAAATAAATATATTGAAATTAGATTTGGAGGAGACCTTTCTAAATCTGAATTGGATTCAATGTTAAAAATTTATGGTATTATTAAATTCAAAACAAAACAAATTGATGAAAATCATTTTAAAATTTATAATTATTAACAAAAAACACAAATATCATGAAAACAGAAAGTCAATTATTACAGGAATTTAAAAATAAATATCCTTCAGTTAATTCAGGAGATTTACAAGCATTATTTTTTGGATAATGAAAATGTGCCAAATTTTATTAAATCATGTATATTTCAAGATGAATATGAAGCTTCAATGGTTTATGGTTTATGGTTACAATTTTCTAAAAATAAAAATGTTAACGAAATAAATTTAGATGAATTTAGTATGGTTATGAAAAGTTGTTTCCGTATTGTTAATGTTAAATCTAATTGGAAATAATTATGAAAAAATTTAATTTAGGGAAATTATGGTTTCCAAAGTTAATTAATATCGTAAAAAATATTCATCAATATATGATTATTGAATTTATATTATCACGAGAAGATGAATTTATATCAATAAAATTGTTAGGTATAAATGGTCTTAATAATATGAATCAAGAATTTGGAGAATCATCATTATTTTCATTTTTAATAAGTTGGAATAGAAATTCAATTTTGATTGAACTGAATTTATTTTTCATATTACATTTGAAATATATTTATGAAAAATACAAAAATAAATTTATTTTTGATATTGAAACTGATGCTAAACAGCTATGGAATTTTAAAAAATAAAAAATATGAATATATTTGAAAACCTTTTAGCTTATGATTTTGAAAGAAATCAAATTTGTACTGTTTATAAAATAAACACTGAAAAAAATCATGAACAATATGGTTCCGTTTTAATGAATAACGAACATGTTACATTTTCAAAAAATCATTTATTGAAAGAATGTATTATTCTTCAATGGACAGGACAAAGAGATTCAGAAAAAGAATTGATATATTCTGATGATTTATTAGAAGATGAAAAAACAATTTATCGTGTTGAATGGAATCAACAACAAACTTGTTGGTGGTTAAAACCTGTTAAGATTAAAAAACCAAATATTGAAGATTTAACAGATAATTTTCTTGAATGGGTTATATACAATCAACAATTAGGTAATGGTTATTTTTCAAGAAAAGATTTGAAAAAAATCGGTAATTATTTAGTTGACAAAGATAAATTTGAATTAATATAAAAATCATAAAATAACAAAAACACAAATATCATGTTTAAACAAATAATAGAATGGTCACAAGGAAATCCAGGAGCAATGACATTTTTAATGGAACTTATTAAACCTGAAAATGCTATTTTCGGACTTCAAATAATAACAAAATTAGAAAAAGCAAAATCAATTAGAGGTACAAATTTATATGTATTGTGGTCTGATTTATGTGATAAAGATTTGGCAAAAGTATCTTTATTATGTAAAATTTGTCCTATCGATATATTAGAAGATGCTTGTAACAGACAAGATTATTCAGGCCGTAAATTAGTTGAATCTTATTTTTATAATCATGAAAAAACCAACAAATGAACAATGGCAATTTATAATGAAATTGATACTAGAAAACCCACATAATCCAATTTATATTGGGGATGAATTTGGTGAATATTTTTTCGAAGAATTTTTAAATTGTTTACCACCTTTAATTAATGGTGTTGATTATGTTTTATGTTCTAACCTACATTCTACTGTTCTTGATGTTGAAATTTTTATTGGTATTTATGGAAATCATAATACTTGGTTTGGAATTACAACAGATAAACAGGATTTTCTTGAAATAATAAAATCAAGAAAAGATTGGAATAATCCTAATAGAACAAGATATTATGGTTTATGTATTGGTGATAAAGTCCAAGTTAAATTTGGAACTAAAATCCAATATGGTATTGTTAATAACTTTGATTTTACTGATAATAATCGTGTTCAGTTACAAATGGAAGATGGAACATTATCTACTTGGGTAGCGGAACATTGTAAACGTATTGAATCAAAAGAAATTGAAATTGAATCCCAACATTAGTTTGTTGGGATTTTTTATTTTCCCAGATATATCATGTTTACTTATTCATTTACTAATTTATGGATATAAATATTATAACAAATAATAAATAATATCATGCCAACTCCAATAGTAATTAAAGTATATAGAACCTGGTGTAAAAAATGTTTAGATTTTACTATTCATAAATGGTTAAAAATTGATTCTTCAGCTGCTTTATGTTGTGAAGATTGTGGTTCAGAAGAAAATGGTTATAAATCTTCAGAAATTCCTGAAGATAAAATTCAACAACAAAGAGTCAGATACAATGAAATGAAACGTAAGAATTTTGAAAAAATGTTTTCAATTTATTCTAACCCATTTAGTCAAAAAAATAATATTTTATCTCAAATGTTTTCAGAACCTTCTAATAATTTTGAATATGAGTTAATTGAAGATGATGCAGGACAAAAATATATTATTTTAAAGTTAATAATAATGATAAATGTCCTTGTGGTTCAGGTTTGAAATACAAAAAATGTCATTTACAACATTTTAGAAAATATAATATTTCAAAAAATTAATTCTTATGAATAAAGAAACAAAACCAAATTTTAAGGATATGATTAAATCGAATCCAGAAAACTTAAACATTTTTTGGAATGAAAGACGTTTAATTATTTTAGCTTTATTGAAAACAAATTTTGATTTACAAAAAGCATGTGAATTAAATTTCACAAATTTAGATTTGGAAGTATATAGAAAATTAATTCATAGAAAATATAACATTAAATTAAAGGAACTAAAAAAATACTTCAAACATGAAAAAATATCAAACACCAAAAACACCAACAATACTACTACATAATAGTAATACTTTAGAACAAAAAATAATTTCCAATAAAAAAATATTTTTATTATTATTTGGAATATTAATTTTTGGTTATTATATTGGATTCTTTTGTGGTTCATTAACAAAACATCCAAATATTATTGAAAAATTAGTTTATACAGATAAGGTTTTGATTCAAAAATATAACGAACCATTTTCCGAAAATTCTTTAAAATTATTACTTAAAAAATTAAAAGTAAATCATTTAGATATTGTTTTAAAACAAGCTAAAATAGAATCAGGTAATTTTTCATCAAAAATATTTATTGAAAATAATAATTTATTTGGAATGAAATTGCCTGGAAATAGAATAACAACAGCAACAGGTGAAAATTTAAATCATGCAACTTATGATACTTGGCAAGAATCAGTAATAGATTATGCTATTTGGCAATCAACGTTTTTGAAAAATAAATCAAGACAAGAATATCTTAATTATTTACATAACAATTATGCCGAAAATAAAAAATATGTTTCATTGATAAATAAAATGAAATAAAACAAAACATCATGAAAATACACAGAATAAATCCGTTAACTAAATTACCAATAATTGTTGATTTAGATATTACTGTAGAACAAATTTTAGACTATTCAGATGGTAAATTGATTCAAAATGTTTGGTCAAATATGAGTACAGATGAAAGAGAATTTTATCTTTCAGGTGTTCCAATGGGGTTGTTTGAAATTCAATTTGAACGTCATTTTGTTGAAATATGTTTTGCAAAAGGTTTTAGATGGGAATTATATATTGCTAATTCATTGTTGTCATTAGATGAAACCAAATTAAATATTTTTTGTTATCAATATGAAAATGATGAATTCGTTAATTTTTCAAGATTAGATTTTGTTATTAATGATGAAAATAAATTTATTATTTATGGTGATATTTTTAAATTTGCTGAACAATTAAATACCGATGAAAAATTGATTGAATTTTGTTTAGAATTTCAAAAAACAAAAGCTGAAAGAGAATTGAAATATTCTTTCAATGATATAATATATTGGAGAAATAAAATTAATTTCTTTGATTGTTTATTCATTTATATATTTATGGATATATATTATATAACAAATTAAAAATAAATTATTATGGAAGATATAAACAAACCAGCAACAACAAAACAAACTTTCGCGTTAAAATTATCAACCGGTATTGATTATCGGGACCAAAATTTAAGTTTTGAGGAAGCATCAAAAATGATTCAGGAAGCAAATAAAAAATCTGGTTATCAATCTAAAAAAAAATTTTCTAAAAAAGAAAATATTCCAACAATACTTCAATACTTAGCTTCAAATGAATGTGTTGAAGCTTTGAAAAAAACTATTTGTAATGAAATTGAAATTAAATCAATTTTAAGTCAACATAAAGAAATTGAAGGAGCTAAAAAATATGTTTTTCTTGGTACTGGATGTGGATTCCCAATTATTAATTGGGATAAAAAAAATTCAAGAGCAACCAGAACAATTGAAAAAGCAAAAGAAATTCAGAAAGATATTGATAATTTAGTATGTCAATCATTTGACAAAGAAGTTGTTGATTATTTGAAATTTTTAGGTAATTCTATTGAAGCTATTATGACTCAGAATATGAATTATAAATCAACATACGACCAATTAATTGTTGATTATTTAGAAAAATATTATCAAATCGAAGGCGTTTATGTTGAAACACGTCTTGATTGATATTTGTGTTTTTTATTTGTTATATTAATGAAAATAGCTTGAAATTTCAAGCTATTTTCTATTATATTTATTAATACACACCAGAATTTTAATTATATAAATTGAATATATCTGAAAAATCCATATATCTTGATAATTGTATTGATAAATTGATATATCTAAATATAATCATAATTTTCTGGTGTGTATTGTTTATATGTAAAATTTAAGCTCGATATTATTAATACCGAGCTTAAATTGTTTTTAAATTGTTTTTAATTTGTAAAATAAATTAATCCATAAACATCTAACAATATAAATATTGTTAATAATATCAATAGTGTTATTATTAGATAAATAACACCTTCATAATGTTTACCAAATAATTTTGTTAAAAATTTAATGATAGATTTTTTTATATTATTTTGCATGATAATGTTTTTTATTTGTTATATTATATATATCCGATTATTTATATATTTATAAGTGAATTGGAATTTATTTTTTAATTAATTTCTGATACACACCAGTTATTATATGTTATATATTGTTTTAAAAATTATTAGATTGATATTTGTTAAGATAACTATTAATAATTCATATAATAACTGGTATGTATTATTATATAATATGTTTGAAAACGAAAATTTTATCTATATTATATGCTATATGTATACACACTGGAATATAACTATTTACAAATAATACACACCAGTAAAAATATATCTATTATTTCAATGTATCAATTTATCTTGATATATACCAATTCAATTGATTATGTTAATAGATTAAACCGGTGTGTATATGATTAACAGGTGTGTATGAATGTTATTATTATACTATTATATTTATGATATACCTATATTATTATGATTAACTGGATATATATAATATAAATGATTGTTTGATTGTTTAATAAGTATCAAGAAAAAAATAATTTTAAAATAATTTCAAAAATGCTTATATCTTTTAAATTAATCGGATATAAATAATATAACAAAAAAATTCACAAATTAAAATTTTATTATCATGGTAAAAGATGCAAAAAAAATCGTTGGTGCTGAATTAGAAAATGCTAATCAAGATGTACCGTTAACAAAAAATGTTAACAAAAATGTTCCACAATTTTCTGACCGTGAATGGTTAGAAAAAAATGACCCAATTGATTTTTGTGTTGGTGAAAATACAAGTTCAAAATTTGATGCTGGTCGTGAAGTTGCAATTCAAAATGGTTTACCAAAAGTTGTTGCAATCGAAATGAATGGTAAAACAATTAATCCTTTATTAATCTTGCTTGGTAAATGGTGGGAAGTAAAACCTGCTCGTGCATCAATCAAAAAAATGATTGATGCTGAAGCTGAAGCAAAAGGAATCGATAAAGATGTTTATTTGCAAGTTAATCTTGCAACCGAGGTTGATGAAATTTCAGAAATGCAATCTGCTATTGACCGTATTAGATATGCTAAAACGTACTTTAAACCACGTAAACCATTAAGCGATAAAGTTATTACAAAACTTGTTAAAATCGAAGGTGTTACTTATGTTGTTCCAGTACAAGCGTTTGAAACTTTAAAAGCTGAACTTGGTACCGACCGCGAAGCTTTAATCAAAGCAACAATTGAAATTTCAAAAGTACAAAATCTTGAAGTTGAAAGTTTGTAAAAATCAAACCTTGATGATTATTTTCATCAAGGTTTTTTCTTTATTATATATCATTACACACCAGTAAATTATTAATATATTTAATATTGATAGTGGTTTGTCTTGTTATTAACTTAATGGTTATATATAACCATTATTTACTGGTGTGTAATGATAATATATAAGATATATGGTTATTTCGTAATTTTGTCTATATTATTTGATAAAAACTATACACACATGTAAATAATGATTGATTAACTATACACACCTGTAAATATTGTCTATAATCTTGATATATGAAATTAACAGGTGGTTTGTCTTGTTGGATTGATTATATAAATAGATTAAACCGGTGTGTATCATTAAATATAAGATTAAAAATATTTTTGGAATTACCTATATTATTATGATTAACTGGATATATATAATATAAATGATTGTTTGATTGTTTAATAAGTATCAAGAAAAAATAATTTTAAAATAATTTCAAAAATGCTTATAACTTTTAAATTAATTGGATATAAATAATATAACAAAAAATTCACAAATTAAAATTTTATTATCATGACAAATCAAGATTCAAACGTTGCAGAAGTTATCGGAAATGTAGAAGTTGTTAAATTTGTTAAAGTTGCGAAAGTTGCAAAAACAAGAAAATCAAAACAAGAAGTTTTGGTTGTCGAAGAGGTTATTGAAACAATTGAAACTACAAAAGTTAAGGTTGATAAAAATAAAGAATTATTTGCAACACTATCAAAATTAACAAATCTTTCAGTTGCTCAATTAAAAACTTTTGCTATATTAAATTTAGCAAAAAGAAAAGTCAAAATTAATTTGACAAAATTTTTAACTCAAATGATTTTGAATGTTGCTAGTTCAAAATTAGAAATTAAAGAAGTTGAAAGTAAAATCCTAGAAGATTTTCTAACAAAAATTTCTGAAAATTCAAATCTAGAAGTTGAACAAATCAAAGATTTTCTAATTGTTGATTTAGCAAAATCCAATAAAAAAGTTTTATTAAAAGATTTCATGTTGGAAATGTTTTTCAATGTTGTTACAAATAAAAATAACATCAAAGAAACAATCGCAAAATTCTAAAAATCAAACCTTGATGAAATTAATCATCAAGGTTTTTTCTTTATTATATATCATTACACACCAGTAAATTATTAATATACTTAATATTGATAGTGGTTTGTCTTGTTATTAATTTAATGGTTGTATATAACCATTATTTACAGGTGTGTATTGATAACTATTGAATATATGATTATATCTAAATAATCCATATAAATATGTCCAAAACAATACACACCTGTAAATAATGATTGATTAACTATACACACCTGTAAATATTGTCTATAATCTTGATATATGAAATTAACAAGTGGTTTGTCTTGTTGGATTGATTATATAAATAGATTAAACTGGTGTGTATCATTAAATCTAAGAAAAAGATATGTTTTTATATTGCCTATAATTATATGATTAATCGGATATAAATAATATATACAAATAAATAATTTTATTTTTGTTCATAATATAATAAATAACAAACAATAAACAAATAAAAAAAATTAACGTTAAATAATTGAATTATGATGTATGCAATAGAAAAAATACTTTCAGATACATTTATGGAATCAACAACATATATATATTTATATGAAAGTAAGGAATTAAGAGATGATGTATTCAATGAACTTTTAGATAATACTAAAAATTTAGAATATACTGAAAATTTAACTTTTTCAGATGATAATATAAAATATTATCATGGTGGTGATAGAGTTGTAGAAATTTCAAAATGTGAATTAAAAATTTCCAAAAAAGATGATATTGATAAAGAAGTTTTTAAGTAAAAATATAATAACTTGAATAATTCAGGTTATTATTACAATCATTAACAATACACACCAGTAAATTAACCTCATATTTCAATATATAAATTTATCAGGTCAATCATCAAGATATTAAATATTTGGAAATATAAATTCATGTGTGTATTAATAATATATATTGGAATAATTGAAATTTCAACTTATAAATAATATAATTTTCGGATATAATTATTATAATCAATAAAAAACATTAAAAACATGAATATATTTGAAAAAATTGGTATTAAAATTGGTATTAAAATGGGATTAATATCAAACAAAAAAATTCCAGATTATCTTAAAAATGAATTATTAATAATGGATTTGTTATATTATCAGGAATTTACGAAACTTTCAACAAATGAAAGTATTTTATTATTTGAAAAAATAAAAGATAATTTCATTAATGAAATTAAAAATCGTGAATTATCTGCTAATGAAGAAATTGATATTATAAATAAATTTCATCAAAATAATTAGTGTGAAATAAAAAAGCCGTTCAAAAATTGAACGGCTTTTTTATTCCTTTACTTTTTAAAAATTTTCATTAATTTTCTGAAATTAAATCTTCAGCATTTTTAGAATTATATTCACCACCTATTAAACGACCATTAATATTATATGATAAATCATTTTCAGTATCATGGAAAATCATATCATTTTTATTTGTTGATGATTCGCCATCAACAGGGTCTAATATTCCTGAAATTATACCATCTCTTCTAACATAAGTACAACCATAATTTAATTTAATTGGATATACTTCGTTAATTCCATGATTATCATTTCTATAATTCATACAATAATCATAAACATCTTCATAACCAGCTTCAACAAATACTGAATTTCCATCAGCATCAAGTTCAAACATATCATCTAAATACTTTGAATATTTTTCTTGTTGTTGTTGATTAAAAATTTCATCACCATGTTCATCTGTATAATTAGATAAATTATCATCTGGATGAAAAGCACCAACCAAATTACAATCATCATAAAGATAATCTAAAAATAATTTAACTTCTTCAAGACTTTCAAGACTTTCAGGAATTTCGCCATTTATACGGAACATTTTATTTTCAGTAAAGAAAAATAATCTATTTGAATTTTTACCATATAATCCAATAAAAGCTTCAAGTTGTTCTGGAGTATTTATTGTTATTAAATCATCATTATTATCATGATATGAAACATCTTTACTTTCATAAACTCTACTTTCAGCTTCTGAATCAGTTAAATCGATAAATTCTGTTACCATTGTTTCTGGATTGAAAATTGAATTATCATTTGAATCATTATCTTCTAAATGAGCATCAATTCTATCTTCAACATAATCTAAATCTTCAATTTCTTTTGAAGTTAAATTATCAATATTAATTAAATAAGTTTCAAAGAATTTATAATCAACACCTTTAACATAAAGTAAAGCACGTAATTGTTTTAACCATTCAATATTACCTCCTAATGATTGACACCATTGTAAAGCTAAATTTGAATTTTCATTTTTTAAATAGGTAATTTCCCAAGCAATTAATTCAGGAGATTTAGGTAATTTTGATGATGTATAAGTATTTTGTTCATCTGATAATTTATCATTATATGATTGAATATCTGAATCAACATTTATACCATCAACAAACATTATTTCTTTTTCTTCACTTACGGAAGTTTCTTCAACTTTAACTGTTCCTGAAATTTGATGTTTTCCATTTCTATCAAATGTAACAATTAAAATTGGAAATTCTGAATTTCCAAATTCATAAATATTACTAAATCCTTCAGAATATTTTCTTAATTCCATCAATGTTAATCCAAATACACTAGGTTTAAGATTTTTGTTTTCACAAAATAATCCATAAAGTAATTGCCAACAAGCAAGATAATTTTCTTCTGGTTTTTCATAAAAATAATAAAATACTTCTGTTTGGTCCCAACCTGTGGAACCTTTCATATTTTCAATTTGTTTGAAAATATTATATATTTTCATTAATTTATTTTTCATATTTAATTTGATTTTCGGTTTCTATTATTTTTGTTTGTATGTAACGTTTTTCTTCATTTAATTTTTCATCATTACAACCATGATTTAACATAAAATCAATTTTTTTATTTATTTCAATTAATTCCAATTCTAATTCATTCATATTAAATCCAATATAATTTATAATTACTTCCAATCATATCATTAAAAAATATTTCAATTTTATTATTACTAGTAACAATTACAGGATAAACAACCATTCCATTATTATCTTTAACTTGACAAATAATATTATCAACATTCCAATTAATTATATTATCTCCTGTAATAATTATTTTAAAATCATCAACTCTTTCAATTCGATAAATTTTTGAACCTATTTGTTGTGTTATTGAAGTACCTATATTTAATGTTACATTAATATCTAAAACATTTTTTGATTGTTCTAAAGATTGTAAAACAGATGAAACTATCGATTGAATATCGATAGTTTCATAAATATTTTTTATAAATGATAATGTTTTTGATAAATATAAATTTAATGCTTTAAAATTATTAGTACCAATCGAAAAATTACTTTTAATTGAATTATTTGAATTAAATTCATTCAATTCCAAATTTGATAAAGTTAAAAAATTTGTTATTTCTTGTGGTGTTTTCATGATGTTAAAAAATTATTTGGATATATATTTATCATAATGACTAAATAATTTTTTAACATCATTTTCAGTTAATTCATTATCCGTATTTTTTAGGAAATCTTCAACACTTGTAACAAAATCTTCAAAATTTGTTGTGTTCTTAGCATGCCACATTAGACCAAATTTTGTATCTAATTCAGATGCTATTGTACCCATATAACTACCACAATCAAAAATAAATTGATTTGTTTTTGAAGATAAAACATCTTCAATTTTATCTTCATCTTTGATTTGTATGTTTTGTTTGTTTTGTTGATTTGAATCTAATTGTTCAGATTCGTTTAAAGAAGGAAATTTTAAAATTTCCTTCTTTTCATTAGTTTTTATATTCATTTTAATATTGTTTTTAAAATTTTTAATAATTTGTTAGGTTTTTTAAAATTCACCAAATATTGAAGCTATTTCATCATCTAACGGGTTTGTGTCTGAAATTTGAAAAGCATCAGATAATTTATTTCCATTAAGCAATTGTCTATTCATTACATTTTGATTGTCAGAATAAATATCTTTTAATGTATCTCTATCAAATTTAACACCTAATTCTTCACGAGAATTAGATAATGTTTTTAATAAATCTGGGTTATTTAATCTCCAATTACCAGCTTTGTTTGATATTTTTGTTTTATTACCATATTCATCTAAATTAATAGTTTGTGTTTCAGTATTTTCTGAATCATTTTTCTTGATATTTATGAAATATTCGAAGCCAGCTTTTAATTCAGGTTTAATATCGAGAATATTTTTTAATTTTTTAAGTATCACATCTATTTTAGATGAAACAGCTGATTGTGAATAAACACCTCTTTCATTTTTAATTTCAATACCATCTGATTTAACCATTTCGGACCAAATTTCTGCTATTTCATTTTGTGTGTAAAATTTATCTGTATTTTCAACAAGTTCACCATCTTTATTTTTATAAAAAGATTTTTCGATTCTTGTTTCAAGACCATAATTTAAAACAAATATTTTTCTTTCGTATTTATCAAATATCCTTTTATTTGTAATTTTCTCTATACCAGTTTTTTTATCAATATCTGTTTGAAATAAATTTAATATATCTGAAATAGATTTTAACATTTTTTCATAAGCAATTTTACCTTCTAATAACTCATCAGCATTAATATCTTTTGATGATGATGAATTTTCAAAAATATCATCTGTTCCTTCTTCTTCTCCTCCAACCATACCACTAAATTCAGTAGCATGCATTGTTTTATTGATTTTTTTAATTCCAGATTTTGAATTATCATCATCAAATGATTCTTTGCCTAAAATTAATTCCAAAACTATTGATGGGTCTATATTTTCATATTGTGGATTATCTTTAATAAAGTTGTTAATTTTCTTTTTATTAAAATGATTTATTGTAGCTATTGAGGAACCAGAAACTTCTCCTTGATAACCAATATTTAATAATTCTCTATCAATTGAACCAGATATATAAATACTTGAAAATCCTTTAAAAGATTGAGCATGTTCACCTTTTAATTTTATTTGTGATGTTGTCCATTTATTAATAGCAACTGATAAACCTTCAAGCCCTGCTGAAACAGCATCATCTAATTTATTTAGTGCATTATATCTTGTACATGCTTTACGAGCTAAAATTTTAACATAATTAACATTTGATAATGCTAATAATTCTTTAGAAATTTTTAAATCTTCAGGTTTTTCTAAATCAAAACCACTATCAAAAAGTATATCTGTTAATTTAACATTGCCAGATAATTCATCTTTTTTATATGATATTTCGGCTTTTATTGTATCAAGTTTATTTTTAATTTCCCAAGTTAATGGTAATGTGTTTTTTAAAGCTTTTGATATTTGGTTTAAATTAGCATCTAAAACTTCTTGAACAGTCCAATCAATTATATCTGCTATTCTACCACATAAATTATGATATTCTTGTTCAACTTCAGTAATTTTTGTTATTTCCTTGTTTTCTCCACTATTAAATTCATCAAATTCAATAACATCATCAGTTGTTGAATTAAATTTATTATTTAATTGTATTCTTTCTCGATATTCTTTAACAATTTTAATCCACCAAGAAGGGGTTGCTTCATTTAATTCTATTTGGTATTTTTTTCTAAGCTCCGTAAGATTTTTAATTTCAGCAGAATTTTTAATCTTATCTAAATTATCTAGTCTTTCTGTATTTGTATTTCCAGATTCACCATGTCTAACAATTTTTTTAAGTTCTAATAAATTACTATTAAGATTAAAAACAATCTGTTTTGATTTTTCGTAATTTTCTTTACTACCATTTTTCTTATAATTATCCATTTCATTTTCTAAAATTGAAATTTGATTTGTAATAATTTGATATTGTGGTAATTTTTTAATGTAAAATTTTAATCCTTCGGTTACATCATATCTAAGTTTATCAACATGAGATTCTCCAACTATATCTCTTTTCATTGCAACATCAAGCATTTTATCTCTATCAATTTTTGCTTGGATTTCATCATCAGATAATACATCTCTCTTTTTTCTATTAAATGGAGTTTTTACTGCTGAAACTCCATTAATTTGATTTAACTCTTCTGATGTTGAGTTAATTAACTCATCAAATGTGATACTGTCTTTCATTTTTAATTTGATTTAATTTGTTATATTTAAAAATTATTAATAAAACAAATATAGGTATATTATATGTATTATTGCTAACATTTTTAAATAAATTTTAAAAGTTACTAACAATTTAACTAACTATATTTTTATATCAATATTGAAATAAATTCCTTATTCATAAATGGTTAAACATTTAATAATTTTGTTCCCATTTTATTAATTTTTTTAAAATTTGAAAGCCAAACACTTTCAGGATTTGTTGAATTAGATGGTGTTGGATTGTTTGAAGAATTAATTATCATATCATTATCATCATTTACTGATAATAAATTTATTAATTTTGTACCTTCTTTTCCAACAAAATCAAAAGTTTCATTTATCATTGTATCTATCATTCCTGGAGTTTTTCCTGCTCCTTTACCTTCACCTCTTGGATTGTTTTCAAAACCATGAAAGCTTCTTCCACGTTTTGATATTTTATCTCCTTTATCATGTTTAACTGTTTTTGGATTATAATAAATTCTTGAACGTCCATGATTAAACATCATTTCAATTCCAGCTTTATCTTTAGGTTGTCCAGGTTTTAATTTAACATTTACTTGTAATTTTGTTGGGAAATCGCCATACCCTAATGAATCTGTTGGAAATTTTATATCAGTTCCTGTAATAATTAAATTACCAATACACATTATGGGGTTATCTGGATTACCAATTGTTAAATGCCAAAAACCTGTCGGTTCACCACTTAATAATGAATTCATTACTAAAATTGATGGTCTACCAACATCATCAAGTATTTTACCTAAAGCAATACCTAATCCATTTTTCATTACATTTTTCAAAGCACTTATTGCATTACCTTTACCATCTAGACCTGAAAAACTTTGCATCATTGTTTTTACTTCATTCCAAGCACCAGTAAAAAATTCATCTATTGAATCAGGATTCATAAATTGTGCTCTTTGTGTATATTTTGATGGTCTTTCACCAACCCAATAACGTGAACCAGGCCAAAATTTAGCATTATTATATGTAACAGCAAGAATATTTGCTATTAAATCTTTTAAAGCATATTCAGGAGTCCTACCATTTACAGATTTTAAATCATAATCAAATTGAATATCAAATTCTTTTGTAAATTCCATACCAACATCACGTATATTTGTATTTGTTATGGAATCAACAGGACCATATACTTTATTTTGGTCATGTTTTGGGTCATAATTATTTCTATTTTCGCCACGAAGATTATTTTGTGATAATTGTGGGTCAATGTAACTCATTATTTTTTTTGACATACCACTAAAACCTGATTGGTCTCCAATAGAAGAAGCTTGTTCCATTTCAGCGGTTAATTCTTTCCATTTCATACCATAACTGAAAGATAAAATTTCTTCAAGTTTATTGGTTTCTTGGTCAAAATATGTAACCATTCTAGCTATATCTGGTTCAGCTTGATTATGTTTATCAAAAATATTATCTGTACATGGTACTGGAAATCTTCTTAATGTTATTAATCTATTTATTGGAAAATTAAGTTTTTTACAATAAAGAAAATCTTCAGCATCATATTGTTGTGCACCTTTTTCAGACATTTTGCATAAATCTACGAAATTTTTTGGTGCTTTATCTCTGTAATTATTATATGCTTTATTTTCATCAGGTGAAGTTCCATTAAGTTTAATTAAATGTAATTTATTAACTAATGAACCATAAATTTCACCTTCCTTTAATTGAGCTTCTCCTTTTTCAGATATACCAATTGGAATAGCTAAATTATCTTTTTCTAATTCGTAAGGTACAAATTTATTAAAAATTCCCTGATAATTTTTACCATGTTTAGCTTCCATTTCTTATATCTTTTAATTGATTTTCCAAATCATTAATAATTATTAAATTGAATTCATTACGTAATTTAGTAATGAATTCAAGATTTTTTCTTACAAAAAAACCATCTATTTTAAATAAATTATTTTCAAAAAAACCCATTAACGTTTTATCAGTTATATATTTAATATAACTTCCTGTTATTTTATTATTTTCATATTTTATTAATGAAAATTGCTTACTATATATGAATTTATTTATTGTTTCAGGTGGTTCTATAATTTCCAATAATTTAATAAAATATGTTTTATTCATACCATCATTAATATTATCATCTAAAATAACACCTCTACCAATTAATAATTTATGATAATCACTAATATTTTGGAATATAAAATAACATTCATTATCTATATGTAAGATTTGATTTTCATCATTATAAATATTAATAAATGTGTTATTAATAATACCGAAAGATAAATTTTGATTTTGAATATGTCCCATTTTTAATAATATTTTGAAACTTTATCTAATAATGTTTTTATTCTAATATCATCTGTTGATGTGATTGTTGTGTTTTTTTGATTTTCCACAACAATTTCAGGTTTAACAATTTCAGGTTCAATAACTTCAATATCACCAATATTTAAAATATTTTCTTTAACAACAGGAATTTTTTGATTTTCAACATTTTCATTTGTTAACATTTCAAATATTTTATCTTTCATTTTTTCATTAATCAATAATTGTGTTTCTTTTGATGATAAAATAAAATTTATAACTTTGTTAATATCAAGATTTAACAAATTAATTGTTTCCTTTAATTTAACAAAATTATAATCTATCGGTATTCGGATTTTTAATTCAATACTTTCTTTTTCATGAATTTTTATTTTACTTAAAACATTATGTATGAATTTTTCATCTTCAGGTATTTGAGGAATTTCACTTTTCTGTAAAACATTTTCCTTCAAATATGGTTTATATATTGGTATTTCCTGTATTACCTTATTTTCTAATATTTCTTCAACAACTTGATTTTCATTGGAATCTCCTAAACCATCTAATAAAAATTTAGGTAATATTTTTGTTGGATTTTCATCTATAGATGTATTCATGAAAATCCAATTATTTGTTAATTCATATTCGGAAATAGATTTATTTACAAGAACATTATTTCTTTTAACTAATTCATCAGTTTTCCAATAACCTAAATTATTTTCATCAACTCCAATTATTTTTATTATTTCTATTGGAATATCTTTATTTCCAATTTCACCACTATTAATATTTTTATAGTGACCCTTACGTATTATTTGATTCATATTTTTAGTATTTGTAGTATTTGTATTATTGGAACCTAAATTTTTTCTAAATAATTTAAACAATCCCTCATAGAATTTTTTGAAATTTTTTGACATAATTCAGTATTTTTAGTATCAGAGTTAATAATATTAAAATTATTAACATAATTATTTAGTATAAATTTTAATGTTTTTATATTGGTACTATCTATTTTTTCAAAAATATTTTTATATTCAATAAAATAATCTTTAGATAATATATTTGTCTTTAGTTGATTGTAAGTTTTACATACAGAAAAAATATTCTTTTTATTAAAATCATCAATAAAAAAATTATTTTTTTTCAAAAAACACCAATTTAATAATATTATTAAATTATTAATGTTTTCAGAAATTTCACCTGCATTTGTGATGTGTGTTTTTTCTTTTATTTTTAAACGATAATCTTTAAAAATCTCCATGTTTTTGTTATTTTCCATATTATTAAGGTGTATCTATTTTTATTCCATTGAAAAAAGTTTCAATTATTTTCAGTTGTTTTTCCTTTACAACTCTCATATATTGATGTTGTATAAATTTTATTTTTTTGTCTTTGTTGTTTGCTTCTGATTTGCAATTTTCACAAAAAATAGCATTATTTCCAAATTGTTTATATGAAATAAAAATTTCTGTTAAACATTTCATACATTTCCAAGGAAATTTAGTATGAAATATATATCTATTTGGATAACTATTAATTTTATTATATTCTAGTATTATTTTTAATGATGTTTCTTTATCAAGATTTACCATATTTCAAGTATTTAAAAACCCACCACCAAATTTAGGTGGTGGGTTTTATTAATAAATATTAACTAACTTAAAAACTAAAACAATTAAGACCAGTTATATTCGTTCAAAGCTACCATGGTGTAGTAATTGATTTCAGGATAGAAACCAATATCGGCAATTTTGAAACGAGACCAAACTCTGATTTTTTCTGCCATTGTTCCTTCAACAACCATTTGACGAGATGCAGCTAAGTCATAAGCTAAGAATTTAGCTCCTGGGTCTGTATCGTTACCTCTACGTCCTAAAAGAATTCTAGGGTCAGTGAAAGAAATTCTTGGGTTTTTGTAAACATTAATCGTATCAAATACTGTTCCAGAATAATGTAATTCAGGAGTTTGTGTTAATGTATTTGATGTTAGATTAGTTTGGAATTTTGAATTCTTTTTCAATGTTGCTGCAAGAGCACCACCAAGAACCATAAAATCAGGACCACCAATACGATTTTGTTGAGCAATAAATTCAGCTGTTAACAAAATTCTTGAATACAAACGGTCAGCATGTGTCATTTGATTTTCATAAGCTGCAGATTGCATTGAATTGGTAATTACACCCATATCAGATTTAACATCAACACCTAACATATCAACATATTTAACATCAATATCATTAAAAGTTTTACTTACATTAGATGGAGCTGAAATATATAAAGAATGATTAATTCCTTGAGAACGATAAGCACCAACAGCATGTTCAACACCTAAAGCATAAAGGTGATTTAATATAATTTCATCAATAGTTTGAACTAATTGATTTTGTACTCCATTATAAAGTCTTGAAATTACATTAATTCCTTGAGCAGCTAAATCTTTGATTTGGATATTTGAAGTATCAGCTTCAATTTCAATACCGTCCATCTCTAATTGTTTGTCCATTGAAATAACATTCAATTTATGTTTCGGTCCTTTTTCATGTTGAGCACGAGACATTTGAAGTGAATTGTTATTTGTTGAAGCTTCAGCAATATTTGTTCTTGTTGCAGAAGCAAAATGAGCTGTTGTATTTGTTAATGTTGTTACTGCTGTTCCAACAAGAACTTTAGCACCAGCTAAAGCAACATTTATAGCATCTAAAACTTCTTTAACAGAAGTTGTATTTGTTTCTGTATAAACAGCTGCAGTTGACACAACATCAACAGTTCCTGTAGATAAAACTTCCACAGTTAACGCAGCTTTCACAGTTGAAGCCATCATGAAACGAACTTTCATAGCTTTCAAATCTGAAGACATCAAAATTAATTCAGTTGTAGCTCTTTTTAATGCTTGAGTTTTAACCCATGTAGCAGTAAAAATAGAACTTGCTAATTCAATGTAACTTGGTTGATTAGCAGCATCATCCATAGGACCTCCACCATAAACAGTATCAACATAGTTAACAACAACTTTAGGAGTATCTACAGCAATTGTTGGCATAAGGTCAAACCCAATACAGTGCATTGCAATATGTGATTGTAAACCAAATACATAACTTGGAATATCACCTGAACCAGGTTGATAAGCTGGATTCCACATTCCTCCTGGAACAGAAGTACCATTACCTGGATTAGCAACGTTACCCATATTCATAACATTACCCGGAGTACTAACATTTTCAAATAATTGTTTTATTTGACCAATATTTCCAAAAATTTGTGCGTCTTCATTTAATGGAGTTGTTCCCATCATACCAGCTACACGAACTCTGTTAGCATATTGTTTAGAAAGAAAATCTACTTTTTCTTTCTTGATAGCTTCACGATTTCCAGAATAATGACCTAATGATTCAGCAAAAGCATTTTCCATTAATGGTTTCATTCTTGCAACACTATTCATATCTAAATGAGTATGTTGATAAATTGGTTGGTTTTTTTGATTTCCAAACATAATTTTAAATTTTTATAAATTAATTTTAAATATTATTTTTTTAGTATTTTTAACTGGGATTAAAAATTGCTTTAACGATGAATCAAAATATTTTTAATATTTTAAATATTTTTCTCTTAATGATTCATTTAATTGCTGATTTTTTTGTTGTCCAGCTTTTTGTTGCTCTACAAGTTTTTGTTGTTGAGCTTTTTGTTGCTCTACAAGTTTTTGTTGTTGAGCTTTTTGTTGCTCTACAAGTTTTTGTTGTTGAGCTTTTTGTTGCTCCACAAGTTTTTGTTGTTGAGCTGAAGTTTGTTGAGCTTTTTGTTGTTGTTTTTCTCCTTCAACTAATTTTTGTTGAGCTTTTTGTTGAGCTTCTTTCAACTGTTGTTGTTGTTGCTTAGCTTTTTGAGCTGGTACTTGTTGAACTTTTTGTTGTTGTTCAAGTTGTTTTTGTTGTTGCTGATGCTTTTGCTGCATTTGTTTCAACTGTTGTTTTTCAGCTTGTTGTTGTTGTTTCAACTGTTCTTGTTGTTGCTTAGCTTTTTGAGCTGGTACTTGTTGAACTTTTTGTTGTTGAGCTAACTGTTTTTGTTGTTGTTGATGTTTTTGTTCTTGTGCTTGTTGAACTTTATCATCACAATTTTCTTCTTCATCTAAATCTTCAGATTCAAACAAAAATTCATCATCATCATCATCTAAATCTAAATCTAAATCTAAATCCAAATCTTCTTCAAATTCATCTGATTCAAACATAAATTCTTCTTCTTCTTCTTCTTCTTCTTCTTCAAATAAAAATTCATCTCCTTCAGCAAATCCATCATGTTGACCACCATAAAGTGTTGACATGCTTGGGTCATAAGATAAAAGCATATCATCTTCATCTTGATTTAATTCAGGAACATAATCCAAATCTTGTTGATTACTTAAATCATCATCAAAATCTATAAATTGTTGTGATTCATTTAATGCAGTGTTTGCTTCCAATGAAATTTCATTTTCAACATCTGTTACAGATGTTATAAAAAAATCGGCAAATCCTTCCATGTGTTTAATTTTAGTTATTAATTATTATTAAATTATTTATTTAATGGGATAAAAAATTTATTTTTGTTTATATATTTAGTTTTTGTTTGGAGAAATATTTTTTAATCCATTCCGCTTGTTGAAATTCCTTCGGTTACAAATCCAGCTGAATTATCATAAACAGCATTATTTAATTTAGAATATTTTCCAACTGCTTTATTCATTTGATTATGAAAATCTAATTTGAAAGATTCATTTAATTTCAATTGTTCTTGTTTCAATTCTTTTTTAACTGAATTTGATAATTCATTTTCAACTTTATCTTCTTTCGCTAATTCACCTTTCTGCATTATTTCAGCATCATGTTTTATTTCAGCTTTTTCAGCTTTGTTTTTTTGTGTACGTTCAGATTCAAAAAGTTGTATGTTTATTTTTTGTGATTCATAAAAATTAATTAATTTACCTATTTCATCATTATATTGAATGTTGTTATTATTTTCATTTAATTTTGTGAAAGAAACTATTGAAGAACTAAATCCAGGATGATAAACAATATCAAAAGTTATCATTAATTTTAAAACAGCATTAATTGTTCCATCTGGATTAGCTATTTCTGAACCTCCACCTCTTGCAGAAACAGCTAATTGGCCTCCCGATTTAATGATTTCTTGTGCGTTTTTACCATTTACAGTATTTAATAACATTATAATACCAAATACTTTTTTCAATGATTTATCATACCAAATATCTAATATTTTGTGACTTATTAAATTAACATCTGTTGAATAACCTTTAGGATGTTCTAAATGTCCATACAAACCTTTTGCTGAAAAAACCTGTAATTTTAATTGTTCAACAAATACTAAATAATTATCTTCAGTATAAATACGATTATTGTTATTTAATTCACCTATTGATGCAAATTCTCCTTCAAGAATAATACCATCATATTGTTTTCCAGTTGTTGGGTCTATGATTTTTTCAAGAATATCCTTATTATCACATCTTTTTAATGGATTATTTGAAGCTTCTGTATATATAAAATGTTTTTCTTGTGACATATTTAATTTCTTGTTAATTATTTTTGTACCTTTATAATTATTTATTACCTAACCTTTATTGAAAATTTTTAATTAAAATCCATCATTATCTACTGTTTCTGGACTGTCTTCAAATTCTTCTTCATTTTCTTCTTCATTTTCAATATTTTCTTCTTGACTATCTTCTGTTTCTTCTGTATCATCTATTACTTCAGTTCCATCCGGAGCAAATCCTAAAGACACATTTTCTTTTTTACGGTATTCTTCCATTGAAGCTACTTGGTCAGGAGTAAAATCAAGATAATTATCTCTCAACCATGTTAATGGAATCATCTGTCTTTCTGTTCCGTTAACATCGGTTACTTTACCAAATTCAGATAACGCAGTTATAATTTCAATTTTTCTACCTAATACTTCTAATTCACCTAATTTCTCATGTTGATTGAAAGCAACCCATTCAATAATAATTGAATCAATTAATGCTAAATCAATTCCAATTTCAACTTCTTTAAGTGTTAATTGTATAAGTATTGGTTTTAATACTATTTCTGCAAGTAATTTTCTAATATCATCAATAAATTTAGAAAAATTTATTTCAGTCTTTTTAACATTTGTAACATCTACGAATCCCCAAGTTTCACTTGAATTTGGGTCAATTCTATCATAAGGTATTTCTGTTTCTTTCCAGAAAAGTTTTTCCCAATATTGCAAACTATCAACTTCTGTTAAATCTGGTCCTTGTGTATTTATTTCTTCAATTTCAGGCGAACCAGAGTTTGCTGTTTCAGCAGTAAAAAATTCATGATAACCAGTTGTATCTGTTTCACCATTATAACTAATATTTCCTGTAGAATCATCAAATTCAAAATAATTTGTATAATCATTTTTCGCTATTGCTAATTTTTGTATTGCTTCAGCTCTTGAAACATCACCTAAATTAAGTTTTATGTGCATTCTAACTTGAGATTTTACAGCAAACCATAAAATCTTAGCTGTTTGCATTGCTCTCATTATATTGAATGGTCTACGTAATTGGTCAACATAAGATATAAAACCATAATCGTATTCATTCCATTCAATTAATATTATTTGATTTTCATGTAAAATACGTTCTTTACCATTATCCATTAATGCTCTTTGTACATAAAAAACATAATCATTTTCCTTAAATTTTTGTAAGGAAGATGGTTCTATTGGTACTATGTTAACAATATCTTTTGGATTTTTTAAATTATCATAAACAATTTCAAAAGCTAATTTACCAACTTTAATAAATTCATCAACTTTTTTAGATAATCCATCTTTTTTAAATTGAAGCATTTGCATTAATTTTGGATAAAAAATTTCATCCAAATATTTTTGAATTGCTGCTCCTGTTTCTTGTTTATCTAAAGGTAAATTTGCTAAATTTAATGTCGGATATAATGGATATTTAGATGTTTTCAAATTAGAAACAACAATTTCATTTCTAATAGCTTTCACAGCTTTTTTAACTTCACTATTTTCAGCAAACAATAATAAATTATTTCTTGTATCAATTGTTGATATTGGATTATAACCATAATTATTACGGTATCTAATATCTGGATTAAATAATGATTTATTTGAATTACTAAAAAATATTGGGTCTGATGGACTACCTTCTCCTAATTTGGTATTTTTTCTATCAGAAGTATTTGCTAATAATATTTTTTTCGATAAACCCTTTTCAACATTTCTAGCTGAAAGGATTGAAACTCCCATTGCTAATTTCATGATTTTACGAATAAATTATTATTACGATAATGTTGTTGCTGATTTTTATTATTTATTTCTTTGGTTTTCTTTTCATCACCAAAAAGATTATCATTAAATTTACCTTCAAATTTAATATATAATTGTAATAAATTTGCATTAATTTCATCACTTATTACAGATAAATAATTTTGTTTATTTATATTTACAGATAATTTTTCTTTATAATATCCAAAATAATTTGTTTGTAATTCATATACAAACAAATTATTTGGAAATATAAAAAATAGTTGTTTATTGCTTTTATCAAACAAAATTGAAATAATATCAACTATATTTAAGTTATATGTTATTTTCAATTCTTCTTGTAAATGATAATTATTCATTATATCAAATCCTAAAACATATATCGGTTTTTTAGCTAATAATTTTATTTTTAAAATTTCTAGAGAAATAATATCAAGTTTATTAAAATCATTAACATTAATCAATTCCAATATATTTTCCTTTAATGATTGTTTAAATAAATCAATATTAAATGATTCATTTAAATTTTGAATTATATCTTCAGGACAAGATTCATTTAAAAATTTATTAACTTCCTGTAAATAAACAAGTTTATTATTTCGATAATCAGATAATTTTATCTGATTATTTTCTTCGATTGTACCAATAAAATCTAATGATTCAAATAATTTTTTTAATGGATTGTTTGAATTTTTTTGAATTATTGAATTTGCAACAGATAAGGTAGCAATAATTTTTTGCTCTTTTTCTTGTTGACTTAATTTTGTTGACAAATCCCTCATATTATTTTCTAGTATTTTAAATATCCGTATTTACAGTATTATCAATTTTTTGTTTAAATCTATTTAATTTAATACCAACATTAACAATAATTGTTGAAACAATTGAATTTTGTAAAATTATTTTTGGAAACATTCCAGCAAAAAATATTTCTATTTTAGATGGTTGCATTTTAAACTAAATGTGATTTTAAGAACCAAAGAGTTTTATCATTTTCTTCAACTAAATTTGTTAAGAAATTAATAGTTGACACATCTTCAGACATTTCTTTTAATTGCTCTTTAATTGTATTGTTAATTATATACAAATCATCATAAATAAATTTTATTAAATTTTGACTATCAAAAGATATTGGTTCAACAGATGTTAATATTGAAATTTCAAGAAAAAATTTCATATTTGCAACAACTGGAGAATTTAATTTTCTAATTCTTTCAGCAATTAAATCAATATCATCATGAAATTTTTCATATAAATCTTCAAAAAATTTATGTGCTGGTAAAAAATCTGGTCCTATAACATTCCAATGAGCATTTCTTGTTTTAAGAAATAAAACATTTTGGTTTGCTAATAATTCATTTAAAAATGCAATTGTGTTTTGTGATTCCATAATTTTTAATTTAATTTATATGTGGGTTTCCCATTTAATATTTTGTGTTGTTCCAAATCCTAAATTTCGAACATATTTTCTCCATTCAATAATTAATTTATTTGCTCTAATTCCATCATAACTACGACTAGGAACAAATATAGCATTATGCCAATCAGTATATGGAAAAATAACTATTTGTTTTTGTCTTTGTGGAATATACATTCTAACACAAAAACCTGCACCATATTTCAATAATGGTTTAACAAGGAATTTATATTTAATTTGTACAGGTCCTTGACGTTTATAAAATATTTGATAACGATAAAGTTTTTTATACATTTCAAATATTGTACATAAAATTACAATACGTATTTTTGGTGGAACAAGATGTAAATTAAAACCTAAATTTCTTGGTCCTTCTTTTGTAATTATTGGTCCTAAACTTAGTACTAAGGGATATTTATCAAACCAAGGTAATGATGGTTTATCCTTACCTTTTGGATTAAAATATTGGAAAGTAAATAATTGACCTTGTCCAAGTAATACTTTTTTATATCGATATTTCTTTGGTTCCTTAAAAACTGTTTTATGTAACCAACTTAGTGCCTTAGATGCTGGAACACCAGATTTTAACCAAGGATTATTTTTGATTTTTGTTCTTAATGAATGTTTACCAACATTTAATTTAAAATCATCGATTTCTTTTGAAGGGTCTTTTCCTTCAGCATCTTCTAATGATTTTTTATATTTTTCTTTGTAAAAATCATCAACAGAAATAGCAGATTTTTTTGTTCTCATTTATTTACCAAAATCCATTAGTATTTATATATTCTGTATGTTCTTTTTGAAATTTTAATTTAGTATATTTAAAATTAATCGTAACTAATTCCTTATATACTAAATCTCCTGAACCTCTACCTACATAACCTGGTGTTTCATTTGAAAATTTAGAAGAAAGTTTTTTAGTTGAAAATTCAATATCATTAAATCCACTATTTTCAATTAACCATTTCCAAGCAAAACCATAACCAGATGTGAATTTTTCTAAATTTTTAATAAATTCAGCATCACCTTCATAATTAATATCTAATCTTTCAGATTCAAGAAATTTCTTTTTGTAATCGGTTTTATATTCAGCATATACTTTATTTTCACCATATTTATTTTTTAAATAATTTAAAAATGATATATCTGAAACATCTGAATCATAACCTAAAGAAGCTATTTTTTCTATTTTAATAGCTGCAACTTGTAAATTTAATTGTTCAAGATTTTTTGAAATTGCTTCAATAATAGTCTTTCTTACTTTTAAATCTTTATAACTTGAAATTAAAATTTCTTCAATTTCTTTTGTATAATCAAAATAACTTCTAAATCTACTATCTTCATTATATTGTTTATAAAGAAAATTCCCTAATAAATTTGAATTATTTTCTACTTTACAAAAATCAGCATAAGGATTTATTGCTTTAGGTGCTTTACCTTTAACACCTATATATGAAGTTCCACAATCATGAAAATATTGTTTTAATTCTCCAAGCTCTTCTAATGTTAATGTTTTTAATTTCATTTTTTTTTTTGATTAACCAATTATATATTTTGTTGCAATTGCATCACAAAATTCTTTATAAGTTTCAACACCTTCAACACCACAAACATCTATACCTCCCTCATATCCATTTATATAAATATCTGAACTATTTGAAGTAATATCTAATATTAATGTTTGGGGACTTTTACCTATTGATGTACCACCAACAAAATTTCTTCCACCTGTTAATTTATTATACCAACGAGCAACTTTTTTAGCATCATCTAAACAATGATAACCATTTCCTTTTAACCAATCCATTATATTTGAAGGTAATGAAACTTTCAATCCACCAAATTTAGATTTTGTTAATTTTTTACGTTTATCTTCAACAATTTCTTCAACAATTCCTAATAATTCTCTTGACCATTTTTCACATTCAGTTATTAACAATGGAAAAGTTTCTTCATTAATATTTGAATCATTACCATTTTCATCATAAGAATGACTAAATTTTCCATTTAAAAAGAAAATTGAAAATTCATTATCGTTTGTTTCTGTTGTTAATACAAATTCTGTTGTTTTTTCAGATGGAGTTACTTCAATTAATGTAACAACCCAATCACCAATTAATTTAACATCATCATTATCATCAACATAAGGAATATCAAAAACACCTAAAATAAAATCTTTTAATTCTTCTGTAGATAAACTTGAAGCTATTTTAGTTCTTATTGAATTTGGAGAATTCATATCTAAAGTACTCATTAGATAAGCAATAGCTTCTTTTTCATCATTAGTATATCCTGTAAAATACATTCTAAATGATGGATAATCTTTAAATGTATTTGCAACTAATGAAATTAAATTCATTGATTTAACAGCTGTTATTGATTTGCCATTAACAATCATATTAAATTCTTTAGAAAATTGTCTTTCTAAAAATGAACGAATTTCTTTAGATTTTGTAAAATTTGTTAATTTAATTCCTTCCATGATTTTTTAATTTATAATTTTTAATTTTTTAAACACAAATAACATCAACAATAGAATTTATTGATTCATTATCTGTTATTAAATGTGGTCCTTGTTCAGAAAATCCTAAAATAGTATCATTTAATTCAAAATAATACATTTTGTCTGAATCTCCATTAGATAAATTTTTATTTATTATTTCAAATACATTATCATTATAATCTATGTATATACAATTTTCTAAAATATCTGGATTTATTGTATATTTTATCAATAAATTTATTAATGAAAATTTATTTGTATAAGTTTTGTCATCAATTACAATTATTAATTTATATGTATTGAATTCAGCAAATTTACTTAATAATTCTTTATATGTAAGAACTTTCGAATCCACATACAAACCATCAACTAATCTTGTTGTTAATGTAAATTTTTCAATTTCAATATTTGATAAATCTTGGAAAACAATATCACAATTTATTTGACACTTTAAAAAAGCAACCAATTTTTTATATTCAATATTTTGGAGTATAATACCACCATCTTTTTTAATTAATTCCATATTAAAATATTTTTGTTTTTAAATGAGTTTCATTAATAACTCTAAATATATAACCATTTTGTTTTGACCATTCTAATGCAGCTTTCCATTTACGAGCATTTTTATAATGAACTGGGTCTCTTTGAATATCCTTATCTGTTTTAGGACTTTGGCTTAATGGTTTAACTTCAACCAATATTTTTTGTCCATTTTTTAATTCAACAAGAAAATCCGGATAATAATTATGTCGAACATCTACAAATTTACCATTTTTCAATTCCCTCATTATATAGGGAATTTTAACTCCTTCTGATGACCATTTTAAAACTTCTGAATTAAATTCACATAATCGCATAAATCTTAATTCCCAACCAGACCTATATATTATTGGTCTTTCACCAACATATTTTGCTGGATTATATGAATCAAATGTACCTTTTTTAATTCCCTTTCCTTTATTGGTTTTTGGAACAAATGATTTAATATTACCCATTTATTTTAAATAAATTCCCGTATATTTACCAAAATTTTCTTTTGTTATCAAAAATTTTGACAATAATTTATTTGAAGAACCATTCTTTAAATAATATATATTAGTAGTATTTTTTGTTAAATTTATTACTATTTTGAAATAATAATTGGGAATTGTTATAATACCAAGTTTTCGTAAATTAGTTTCTTGATATAAATCACAACCAGTAATTATAAATAAATCATCAGTTTTTGCAATATCTCTAATTGATTTTTCCAATCTTTTCCAAACACCCCTATTAAATTCTATTTTTTGTGGTGTTGCATTTGTTATTAAATATGATGAATGAAATGATATGAAATTAAATGAAGCATCTTCAGCATTATATAAATGCCCCCTATCTATACCACTATTTTTATAAAATTTACATAATGAATGCGTTAATCTTTTATCTTCAAAAAAAGTTCCAACCCCATTATTTTTATTAAATTGTTTTGTTTTATTTGGACCTAAATCATAATAAACAAATAATGATAAATTATCATTTTCCGAATAATAATTTGTATACCATAATTGTTCTAATTTACGATATTTTAATTCACTAGATATTGAATCAACATATTTATCTATTTGTCCATATCCAAAATATCCAAATAAAATAAAAATACTAATAAATAATTTTTTCATAGTTTCTAATTTAATTAAACCATATTATCAACTTTGATTATAATGGTATTTGTTTGTCTTTCATCAAAAACATTATTTTCGACACCACTAATATTTTTTCCTGAATTATAAATATTTTCGGAATTAACAAATAATTCTAAACCATAAGGTAATAATATTGATGTATTTTCAATAAATTCTGTATCAATACCAAATAATGTTCCAAATTCAAAAATAACAAATGTTTTATTTTTTTCAACACTTAAATTATTTGATAAATTTAATTCATCTTTATTAATTAAATTATATTTACAAGAATTTTCAATTGAATCTGATATTGTTAAATACATTGGTAATTTAGCGTTATCTTCTAAAAATAATTTAATCCAGTTTTTAGCTGATTCTTTTGTTTCAAATGATAATACACTATATCCTTGTTTAATTGTATTGAAAGGTAAGTTTTGTAATTGTTTCGTAATATCAATTATATATTTATAATCAATTACAGAAATATTGTTTAAAAGTAATTTTTTGTTTATTGAATTTATTTTATTAATAAAGAAATCCGATATTGTTAATCTTTCAGAATCAACTATATTAGTTATATTCTTTAATTTATGTAAAATTAAAGAATCAGCTATTGAATCTGAATTATTAAATGTTTCTGTTAATATTGGATTAATATTTTGGGGATTATTATTAAAATCTGTTATGTTATGTTTACAAAATGGTGAACGTAATTTTGTTTGCCATGTATTAAAATCCCAAATATCTTTATTTAAAAAATCATTACCAAATTGTCTACATGTAATATCAATAACTATATTGAAATTAGAATCCTCTAGTAAAATAGCAGTGTGCCATTTGTTTTGTGAACCATTATAACAAAAACCATAATATTGTTCCTTAATATCAATTGATATTAATTTAGCTCTAGCATTTCTTGATTGTAAATTTAATTGAAAAACTTCATCATATAATAAAGCTTCTGATGCACTAACACACCACCCTGTTGTACCTGTAGCACTTCCAAATCCTTCAGGAGTATCTTCAAAATTTGAATATCCTTTTGAACCTTTCCAACCTAAACCACTACCAGATATTACATCACTCCGTTTTTTGAAATTATCAATAACTTTTTGCCAAGATTCAACTATTGTAAGTAAATTATTTTGTTCCATTTTATTTTATATTAGGTCTAATTTTTGTATTATAGTGGGATTTGTATTATTTTTTGATTTTGCAAAAAATTCATATTCATAACCAATAACAATTTTTTTGCCTGAATTTTCTTCATCTAATTTATTATTAACTTCTTTAGAATCTTTTGGTAAATAAACTTCTAAATTAACAATACTAAATGGTGTTATTTCGTAAATTAAATTTTTCATTGTAAGAGATATTGTTTTACCGCCAATATCTTTATTTATTCTATCATTATAATAGGGAAAATATGAATTTAAAAATCGAGAAAATGTATTTTCAGTTTGATTACCAATACCAATATCTTTACTTACTAAAATTTTATTATTGGTATCAGTTTTAACATCATATTTATTATTGTTATATACATGAGTTTTTCCTATATTAGATGTTATTGTATAACCACTAGCTAAAAATTTGGTATTTTTTTTATCTGAATCATTTTCATTAAAACCTGTATTATCATATACATTTGTTGTTATAATAATATCTTTTTCAGCATCATTAACTTTACCTTCAAATATTTTAAATTTATCTACTGGTTGTTTTCTTAATGTTTCTATATCGGAAACATGAAAATATCCAAATGTATCTAAACACCATATATTATTTGTATATTTTTCTACGGTTTCAATAAAAAAATCTAAATGTTTTTTATTTGTATTCAAACAATTTTTTAAAGTATTTGTTAATGAATTGTTTGAATATGTAAACAATCCCATTTTTGTTATAGAACAAATATCTTTAAATATATCTGAAACATTTTTATCATTATATGATTTTTGTATTGAATCATATAATTTATCATTAAAAAATTCACCGATAATATATATGTTTTTATCACCTGTATCACTTGGAATATTTAAAATAATACCATTAAATTTTAAATACCAATCCTTATAACCAATAAAAATTATTATTTTATCAATAATTTCTTTTTTAAGTGTTTTCCTAATTTTATATGTTGAATCTTCAACAATTAATGAAAATTTTGGTATCGAATTATAATAAATTTTTAAATTAAATTCCTGTATTTCACCAGCCCCTAAAACATAATCATTAATTTTAATAACCGGCATTGTAGGTCCCCAAGCATCTAAAATTTGTTCAGCAGCTTTTTCATCATTATCATTAACTTCTAATTTAATATCTTCAACAAATAAATTTGGTTCTATTATTATTCCCATTTTTGTTTAAAAAGAAATTATACCACTATTATTATCATATTCAACTTTTTTCATTGTTATATTTAATTTAGGTAATGCCGTAGTTTGGATATTTTTTAATATTTGATTTTTCTGAAGATTAAATTGACTTACACCATTAATATTTTCATTTGTATCATCAACAACATATATATTATTTATTAATTCATTTAGATTTGGTAATTTAAAAATTGTTCCAAACGAAATATTAGTTATATCAGCTATGTTATTAAATATTAATATTAACGGTAAATACATCATATCACCATAATATTGTAATATTATTTTATCAATTTTATTAAATGTTTCATTATTTATTTTTATAACCCCAATTAAATTTATATTATCAATATCATCAATATAATATTTATCCACATTTACATAGAAATCATAATCAGGAGCTTTATTTAATTCCATATTTATCTATCTTTTATTGTTGATATTTTGAAATCTTTTTTATTAAATTCAGGAATCATAAAGTTGCTTGTCATTCCATTAAAAGCAAATCCAGCATCAATTGTTTTAGCTTCTCTAAATTGTTGATTAAATGCAAATTCTAATCCGGGAATACTACTAATAAAACAATCAAAAAATACAAAATTCATTAATGGAATATTTGCAGCATTATGTAATGTTATTACTATACTAAAATCCGATATATCTCTTTTTCTTTTGAAAAAATTATGGAATATTTCATAAATAAACATATAATTTAATAATGTATTTCTGAAAGTAATATTTATTACTGATTCAGTAATAACATCTTGTAATGCTGTTGTTCCTGGATATTGTCTATTTATTGTTGTTGCTTGAAAATTTGCTGGTGATGAACCAATAGGTCCAAATTCAACATTTTTCATATTTGGAATACCTGTAACATTTAATAATTGTAACTGTAAACCTGGTATCGATAATGATTGAATTGATTCTTGTAGAGAATCCTTAATATTTTTGATAGGTCCATTAATATGAAATAAATAATCATCATATTTTTTAGCTATTTCATTATCAAAAATATTATTTGAAAATTCTATTGTAAATTTATCAACACTAGGATTTAACATATGTTTTTATTTGAAACGAATTTAAGCGAAACTTTCGTTTCGCTTAAATTTTGATTATTTAATTATATTTTCAATATCATAATTTAATATGGAAAAATAAACTTTATCAGAAATTCCATTTTTCCATTTATTTGCAACATTTATGATATGTTTTTTCTTTTCTGTTATATAAACTTTTGAAGCTTCATCAATTGTTTGATAAGTTCCAAAAGTTATTAATTTATCAAAAATATTTATACTCACCTGATAATTATTTCCATGTTTTGATACTCCTGTAGGTAAATTACCTGATATTTTAACTGTAAATAAACCACTTATTTCTTGAGGAATAAAACAACAAGTATCTGGACCATAAATTTTATTATCTTTCGTATTTGAAATAATATCTTTATCTAAAACAAATCCATCAATATAATTTTTCTTACACCATTCAGCAAAAGTTTGAAAATTATACCATCTTTCATCAACTGTACAACCAATATAAGTTATATTTTTATCATGATATTTTTTATCATAACATCTTCTTAACATTTGTTGCCACAAATCATAAAATTTTAATGAATTAATTTTATTATAATTTCCAATACCTAAATAACCAATATTGAAAACACTTGGTTTATTTGGATTTTTTAATAACCCCGATTTAATATTAATATATTGATTATTATAAGTAATTGTATTATCATCAATAAATTTAATTGTTATATTTTTTGAATTAATATATTCGATAATTTCAACTTTACCATTATATTTAGTATTATGTATTTCTCCAATTCTTTTATATATCATATTAATTATTTTGATTATTTGAAAAAACAGAATCCAAAGAAACATACAATTCCTTTTTATGATACAATTTATTGTGATGCGAAATCAAATCATTTTTTATCATTTGAGTGAAAAAAGCAAAAATATTTGTTGATTTTGTTTCATCGTATTTTTCCCATTTTTTCCAAGCTTCTGTTAAAGCATAATTTACACAAGCATCATTATCAAGTTTATTTTTTGAACCAAAAGTACCAACATAATTTTTTGCTATTTTTTCAAACATCAACAATAATTTATCTGAACATTTACCATTTTTTTTAGATTTATTATATTCATCTTGAAAATCTTTTGCTTTCAAATAAATGACACCCATATATTAATATAATTTATGATTATTTATATAAGCATTCAAATTCGTTAAATTATTATCTAATTTATCTGAAAGATTTTTTCTTGTTTCATTTAATTTATCAAAAGCTGGTGAATTTTCTTCAGCAATTTTTAATAAATTATCTGTTTCAATAATAGCTTGATTTAATCCATCTTGTTCTTCATTTAATTTTTGTATATTATTAAATTTATCTGATGTAAATTGTTTTTCAATTTCTAATTGACTTTCAAATAATCCAACCAATTTATGATTTAAAATTTTATTACAGTTTTCATTTAATACAATATAACTTTCAAATAATTGTGTTTCATTTAAACCAGTACCAGAAATTATTTTTGGTGTCCCTTTTGAATTAGGTTCTAAAACAACATAAGTATTTTCATTTAGATTTCTTATGGTTTTCAAATTATCGATTTTAATAAGTTTATTATGATTTTCAGTTAATAAAATCATATTATCAGCATCTCTAATATATGCTTGTTTATTAAAATTTGGAAATTTTGTTGTATAAATATCAATAGATTCCATTAAAAATGGAATAATATCTCCTTTATTAATTGTTGATATTACTTCACTATTTTCATTGAGAATATTTAATTCTCCATTTTTGGTTAATTTCAAATCAAAATCCCATTTTTCGTTTAATGAAAAATGTTCTTCAATTGGATTATATGTTAATTGTTGAATAGCAGACATCATTCTTTTATGTGAATCAGGAATATTTAATTCAGCTAATTCATTACCAGGAATACGATTAAATTCTTTTGTTTCCCTATTTATTGATAAAACATCTGATTCAGTTAATAATAACATTCTATTATTTTTAATATCTTCCATGCTTATTGCAACTGGAGAATACATAATTAAACTATCATTAACTAATGTTTGATTATTTTCATTAATAACCATTGTTACTTTCGCTGGCTCTTTTAAAATTTTATTTTTACCATCCGGTATTAATTCTGATTTAATATCCATTAATAAATTAGATTGTAATTTATCAAGCAAACCATTTTTTATTCCTTGTTCTATAATTGATGGTGTTTCATTAAATAATGATTCAAAATCTTTTATTGTATCTTCAACAGATGGAAAACCTGCTCTGTGCATTTCTTTGAAATGTTCTTCTTTAGCTAAATTAACTAAGAAATTCAAATCACCACCATTAACGGTTCCTTTAATGAAATTAATAACATCAGTAAATTTTGCATCATTTGGAGCTAATTTTTCTGCATTTGTTGTAAATTCTCTTAAATCCATCATTGGTGTTTTGGATTCATTTAAAGTTGTTAACATATTCGACAAAACATTATTACCAGCTATTGTATTAGCTTTTTCGTTTTGTATTTTATTAGCTATTTGAGAAACTATCCCAGCGTAACTATTAGGTCCTAAATAATCTATAATCATTGAATCCATTAGAATTTTATTTTTTTTACGTTAATTAAAAAGTTTTGAACATCTTTGTCTGTTATTGTTTTTTCCTCAGATATATATTTTAATACAGATTTAACTAAAATCATATTTAACATTTTATTCCAATCCGGTTCAGGTAATCCTGGAACTTTATTTATATCTATATCATCTGGAACACCAACAACACCATCTTTACCATAATAAAAACACATTTTTTGTCCCTCAAAAGGCAATGTATAATTATTTTGTAAATTATTTTTTTCTAAAAAATTATACCAAAACAAAGCTATTTTATGTTGAATATGATTTTTTGTACTTACATATATACCATCTGAGTTTTTAGAAATATTTTTTAATCCACTAACCGAAGTATTTTTGTAAATAAAATCTTTTTCAGCTCTTTCTTTAATATATTTTATCAGTTTTAAAATTTCTATTCTTATTTGGTCTTCAGTGTAATCTTCAATCATAAATTTATCAACTAGGATTTTTATGATTTTTTTGATACGTTTATTTAATTCACCTTTTTTAAGTTCAACACCAACAACTTTCATTGATGGTTCCTTTAAAAGTTTTCCATCTTTCCAAATAACTGATAAAACATATTTTTTCTTAGCTTGAAATACACATTTTCTTGTTGTAACTTCATGGGCCATTTTTAAAAAACCCTTAGTTGCGTTACGATATTCAATATCTTTATCAAGAGTATTTTTTATTATATTATTTATGAAATTATCCATTAAAAATATACAAAAATTTGCTAATTCTTCATTTCCTGAAACAGAATTTTCGGGTATTTTTAATGATTCATTTTCATTTACCATTAAAAATGAATATATTTTTTCAATATCTATATATCTTGAATCCGTATCCCCATAACAACATAGGTCATTTATTGTATCTCTTTTATATTCAGTAAATTTTTTTAATGAATTAACTTGGGGATAAAATTGTTGAATTATTTTTAAATCATTTTCTTCCCAATATTTGAAAAATTCATTTATCGCAATATCAACAATAACACAAGAATGTTTACCTGATGTTGTTATATCTTCAGCACAATCAAAATCTCCAAGACTAAAATAAATACTTCCAGAAGTACCATATAAAGAGTTAGCATCTTTTTTAACTATTAACTCCAAATTTTTATAAACTTGTTGTGTTTCTTTTGCTTTATTTAAAAGATTTTTTAATTCTTCTTTTGAAAGAGAATTTAAGTATTCATCATTTTCCGTTAATTTTTTTAAATCAAAAAATTGTTGTGAAAATAAATCAGTATTTTTTAATTGAGTATTTGTTTCCATTCAAAAAATTATTAATCTAAATCATCTATATATTGGGATAATTGTAATGAATCAATTGTGTCTTCATCAAAATTATCTTCAGTATTTTGATGATTTTCACCAACTTTTGTTGACATACACCAAATAATACTTTTACCATAAGTACTGCCAAAAATAACTTTTTGTGTTTGATTATTTGTAAAAATACTAAATGTATGGTCACCAATTAAACTAAAATCGGATTTCAATATATTGAAAGATATATTTTCATCAATAGTATGTTTATTTTCATTATCAAATTCTAATGAAAATACTTTGTCTTTGATAATTATTTTATCTTTTGAAATTTCAAAAGATAAAAAAGCTGTATTATCAACAGTTGATTTATGTAATTTTTTTACTAGACTTCTTGTTTCTGTAATTTGTTTATTATTTAAAACAAATTCAAACATTTCTTTATCTGGAGTACATTCTTTAAGAATTTCCTGATAATCTGAAATTTTATTTGTAATTAATTCCTCTGTTGTTAATAGAAATTCTGTTTCTAACGGAGCTCCTGATTCAGATTTACCATTAATTATTATTGATGATGCTTGTAATTTATTTTCAACAGTAACTAAATTAAATGTTAAGTCTACAGATGAAGTTATTGAAAATACACTCATATAATTTTTAAATAAATCACCCCTAAGTATATAAAAATTAAAATCAGGAATTTTTGGAATTTCTAATTTTATTTCTGTTGTTAAAGAACTAATATCATTAATATCAATATCATTTTGTTCCTTATTTTGTTGTAATATTAAATTTTCTGTTGGTATTGTCCATAATTTTATTAAACTTTTTGTTTGTGAAAAAGAACAACTTTTAAGCATATTATTATTAAATTCTAGCATTAATTGTGGAGTAACTCTTAGTGCTTGATTTAATAAATTACCAAATAATGATAAATTAAAATTTTTAATTTGGATTGAATTATTCATAAAATATTATTTGAATTATTGGGATTATTAAAAATATTTGAAATAAGGAATTTTGGATATAAATATTTATATCCAAAATTCCTAAAAATTTATAAGTCGAAATTATTTTTCAAATTTTTCGATTAATAATTTCATTATTTTATAATGATTTGCATTAACTAATGAATCTGATGCTTTAAATTCCAAATAAAATTCTTTTAAATTTTCTTCAGTAAATTCACCTTTTAAATGTCTACCACAACTTAAATAATTGAAATAATTTTCAGATTTCAATAATCTTGAAAGTTCATCACTTTCAACTAATTCTTCTGTTTCTTCTGTTTCTGGAGTTTCTACTGATTCTTCTGTTTCTGGTGTTTCTACTGATTCTTCTGTTTCTGGAGTTTCTACTGTTTCTGGAGTTTCTTCAACAACTGGAGTTTCTTCAACAACTGGAGTTTCTTCAACAACTGGAGTTTCTGATTCCATTTTAAATGTTTCATCAACAATTTCAGACATTTTATCAAATGTTTGTTCTGTTGTTTTTTCTATTGTTGTTGGGTTTCCTGTGTGTTGTTGGGTTTCAATTTTTTTCTTTGCCATGATAATATAATTTATTTGTTATTGATTTTTATTGATTTTTATTAATATCCATTTTTTTGACGATTCCTATTTTCTTCATTTTTTGCAAAATAATAATTAAATAGTTCTTCTGTTGTCATTCCAACAGCGTGCATTTCATTGAATAAAAAATGTAAATGGTCAATAAGTTCCATTTTTAATTCAATTTTATCTGAATCAGACATTTCATTAAATGTCATATTTTCAGCTTGTTTATGTGTTGATTTCCAAGGCTTCCAAATACCTGAACCAATACCATCTTTAACACCACCAAGAGCCTCCATAGCTTCTCGCATTTCATCTTGAATAGCATGATAATTCCAATCAAAAAATTCACGCATTTTTGATAATGGACCTAACCGCATACTTCTGAAATTATAACCGTATACATTTTCTTGTATATCTTTTTGTAATTCAAAAAGGTCCTTTAAAGTATTTTTTGATTCCGAATATAAATCTTTTATTTCAAGATTTGAACAAACAGCTTGATTATTATTTGACATATTATTTAATTTTATTTTTCTTGGATTAATTTTTCTAATTTTGGTATAATATTAAGGTATATTTCTTCAGCATGACCTTTAAATATTTTTCTTTGTGCCAGTAATTTTTTTTCAACTCTAATAAAAACACCATCAGTCCTATTATCATATATTTGTCCTCTTGGTGTTAAAGTAAAATTTTGAGATTTATATTCTTGCCATTTTTTTTCTTCTTTTTCATTAATAGGTCTACCTAATTCCTTATCCATTATAAGGAAATCAATTTTTCTTTCAGGTGAAATACCATTTGTAATCATTGAATTTGGATATAATCCAGAAAAATCAACACCAAGACCTAAATTAATAATTTTTTTAGTTGGTGATTTTACATAACCACCTTGATAAGGTCTTTTTGTTGTTTCATTAAATTCAGCTTCCAAAAAGAAAATATTTTCATTTCTTAATTCATTATATATTAAAGCTTCAGATATTGAATTTTGTGAAATTTTCATAAATGGAACTCCGTTAAAATAACTTTCAAAAAAATCAACATTATATAAATTAGTTGTTTTGTGAATTAACATAACTAAAATAGTATCAATTAAAGCATAAGCAACAAATTTATTTGGATTTTCTCTATATAATGAACGTAAATTTCCATCATACATTATTTTATTTAATCCAAGAATTAAATTAGCTATATTTGTAAGTGCATAAGAATCCAAACTATTATAGATTAATGAATCTTTAAATAATTGCATATAATCGATAATAATTCTATGTGCTGGAAAATCTACAGTTATTTCACTTTCATCTCTTAATGTAAATTTTTTCTTAATAACTTTATGTATTGGAGATGCTTTTTTAATATCAATACCTAAATTCTTACATCTATTAAATATATAAACCCAATCAAATGTTGTAAAATTCCATCCTATTTGTGAATGTAAATATTTATCAACACATTCAAGAAAAACATTTAACATTTCAATTTCAGATTCAAATGTCCTAATTTTAAAATCATAAGAATATTTATCCTTATGTTCACCAAGACTTGAAAGTACCATATTTTTAATACTTTCTAAGTCATTATCTGTTATTTCAGTTTTTCTATTCGGATTTTTTAATTCAAATAAAATAGAGTTTAAATTAATATCTGTAAATGATATTGATAATATTTTATTTTCAGCTTTTTCAGGAGTTGAATACCCATATTCATCTGTTATATCTGTTTCAATATCAACTGAAAATGGATTTGGCATTAATAATTTAGATGTTTTTTCATAAATTAATGGTTGTTCATTTTTTAATTCATTATTAAAAAATTCATTAACATTATGATTACTAAAATATTTAGATGTTTCTCGCTTAATAAAACTATTATTTTTAAATGAACGTAAATTTGGAATTATATCCTTATCAAAACTTTCAGCTTTAACATATTTATAATATCCAAATTTTAATGGTGATGTTATTATTTCTATTTGATTTTTTTCATTTACAAATGAAATATCAATAGATTCTTTATTTTGAGTATAATCAATAATCATATTTGATTTGATTTATTATTTACGTTTTTATTTTCCTTGTTGATTTCGTAATCTTTCAATTTCTTTATTTTGAGCATCCATAGCTTTTTTGTATGAAATATCATCTTGTGTGTGTCCTTTTAAATCTTCATTCAAAGGAACAATTTTTTCCTCCATTTTTTCTTCCATTTTTTCTTCCATTTTTTCGGATTTTGAATTTACCATGTTTTTAAAATTTTGATGTTATTAATAAATTTCCTGTTATATTAAATTCAGATAATATATTTATTTCGTTATTATCTACTATTTTTACTTTTAAATCGAAAATTTCATTTATTTCAGTAGTTATATTATTTATCCAAATTAATGCACTAATATAGGTTGAATTTAGATTATGTGTTATTATGTTATTACCCAAACTTAAAGCATGTCCTTGAAAAAAAATAAAATTTTCAGATAATTTATATAAATTATTCATTAATGATAAATATAAAATACCATTTATTGAATAATATCTATTATTTTCTAATGTTGATGGGAAATCATTTAATGATATTATTACATCTGATTTAGTTAAATCAGCTTTAAAAATATAATTATTTAATCCCATTAAAATTAATTTATTTTCTTTTCTTAATTCTAATGGTATTGAATTTAATTCAACATCATCAATAACATTATAATTTCCTGAAAAATATTCCCAATTAATACCGTTAAAAATAAATGTAACATTTAATGGATAAACTGTAACTAAATTACCTAATGTTGGATTGGTAGTATTTAATAAATTAATTAAATTTCCATAATCAGCGGATATATTAAATATACCATAAATTTGTCCATTTGTTAAAAATGTTTGAAAATCAATTGGATTATTCAAATCATTTAAAAATAAATATAATTTATTTATATCTGTAATATGAAATATTAATCCAGAATATCTATTATTAATAGGTAGTTCATCATTTATATTTGCTAATGATGAAATTTTTAATCTTGGGTCTAATGGATTTTGTGAATTTCTTGATAATCCATAAAATAAATATTTTGTTTGATTTTCCATTTTAATTACGAATTTTAGTAAATTTTAATTCACATAATTTTGATATATTATAATATCCCAAATCCACAACAACAAAATTATAAAGAATATTATCAATAGTTATTGCATTATCTAAAAGTAATGAAGTGTTATTTTTTAATATTTCCCATGAAATTTCATGTTTTGTCCCACTAATAATACATTCAAAATCACTTGTTTTTTCATATATTGTTGATGGTATCAGGAAAATGTATTTACTGTTATTATTTAGATATAAAGTATCTCCCTTAATAAATTGATAATTTCCTATATTATCAAAAATATCCAAATAATTTTCATTTGTTAATTCATATCTTAAAATTGGATTTGTAATTTCAAATTTATTTTGTAAATATTTTAAAACATTAAAATCTAAATCATAATCTAATTGGAAATCTGGAGTAATAAAGTTATTACCATAATTATCTTGTTTTATAACACTTGCTTGTTGAAATTTCTTTCTCAATATAATACCTGTTATATTAGGCAGTAATTCAAATGAAACATCAAATTCTCCTGAAACATCTGATGTACTATTTCCATCAAAAGAAACGGAAGAACCATCTAAATATTGAACAATTATACTTGGAACAATACCGGAAATTCTATCACTTGTATTTATTTCATAACTTATAAATAATTCAATATTATTATTATAATATGTTATTGCTTTATTTCCAGAATAATTTAATAAATTTGATATTTCAACATTTATATTTTTAAATGTAGGATTTATATATGTTGGGTTTTTAACAGGATAAAATAAATCATCGAAAATGTCTTTAAATGATTTATTAAATAAATTTGGTAACCAGGGAAAGGAACTAGATATTGGAAATTGTGATGCTTTTGGAGTATCAAATTTTGTTGAAATATCAACATATTCTTTATTGGAAATATGTTTATTATCTACTGGTGTTTCCACTTTTGCAGATAAAATTTTGTTATTTCTAAAATCTAATGATTTATAAATTTTTTCTGGTATTTCCATAATTATATTAAAAATTATTTTATGTTAACAACCCCTGTTAGTTGAATTGGTAATCCATTTTCTTCAAAAGAAATTTCATATGCCATTCCATTATTATTTGGTAAATCATCTCTTCTTTTTATATATCCTTCAATGATTTCTGAATTTTCTATTTTAATTAATCCATCAATATCTAAAATATAATTATTTTCTAAATCGAAAACAAAAGTACATTTTAATATTTGAAAAATTGGATTTTTAATATCTGTAAAAAAAACAAAATTCGATACATTATTAAAAATATATCTTGATGTTATTTGTTCTCCTGTAATTAATAACCAATAAAGTGGATTATCTATAGGGTTAAAATTTAATGGAACATTTTGCAATGCTTTATAAATTTTACCTCCTAAATAAACTGTATCATCTTTAAACCATGTTTCTGTTGATTTATATTGTTCTAATACAAGTTTGTTTGTTTGTTTTTTCCAATGTGAAATTTGTGTTCCATCACCATCTGTAAGAAAATAATTGGATTCTTCATTTCTTACCCAAATCATTTTATGTTCATAATTATAATTTAATGTTGTTAAATCGATAAGATTTTCAACAATTGAATTTTTAATTAATGGACCATTAAATACAACCTCTAATTGAGCTATTTGTATTTGTGTTTTTAAAAATAATGTTTCTTGAGGTGTTGCCATTTTATATTTATTTAATAAAATCCGGTAATTATTTAATTACCGGATTTTAATTTATTTATCAAATTTCAAATATTAAAGCATAGCTAAAATATCGTCTACAGTTTTAGAAGAAGCAATTGCTGATGCAATATCTGCTGTTTCTTCGTCAACATTTCCGAAAACATCAACAGGAGGTAAATCAGCAAATTCATCAAAATCTTCAACAACACCAACAGCTTGTGGTATTTGTTGTTTTTGTATTGCTTGTTGAACAGCTAATTGTAATGAAGTACCAGTTGCTAATTGTTGAACAACAGCTTGTTGAACTTGCATTTTTTGTTGTGGTGTTACAGGTAATTGAGCAATAGCTGATTTTAAACTATCTTGTAAAGATAATCCTTTCAAACGATTTTCTTCAATTTTAGCATTAACTGATTTAAGAAGTGTTGCTTTTGATTTAACAAAACCTGGGTTTAATTCTCCGTGAATAGCAATTTTTGCTTTTAACAATTTAATTTGTTCAATATTTGCTCGGATTTTGAAATTAATATTTCCACGTGTTTTTGCATTTGGAGCAGCTTCAGCTAAACTTAAAAGTTCTTCATTTTTCTTAGTAATTTCAGCAATTTTCAATTTGAATTGTTTTGCTCTTGCATCCAATACAGCAGTACCAGTTGTTAAATTACCATTAACAATAATATTTTTAACTTTTTCAGAAGCTTCAGGACTAACCATTGTTAACGCTCTATACATACCTTTAATATCATTTGTTGCTCTTGCATCAAATGCTAATTTAAAATATTTTCTATCAGAACGTGATAAACCATTAATATATGCTTTTATTGTTTTATCATATGAATTAATAGATTTCAATACTGTTGATTGTCTTGCATTTTCATTAACACCAAATTCACCTTTAATAGCATTAAATTCTTGTAATTCAGCTTCTGTTTTTCTTGCTGCAAAACCTAATTTTTTCTGGTCTTCCTTAATAGAAGCTAATTTAGCTTTTGTTTTTGCAGCTAATAAAGCCTTAACTTTTGCTGGATTTTTTCTTGCAACAATTTTCTTGTTAACAACAGCTTTTGTTTCAGATTTAGCTGCATCTCTTGGAGCAATAATAGAATCACCATACATTAAAGTTAAATAAACTCCAGGAAATTTATAAGCTTTTTTAACATATGTATCGAAAGGAACAACCTCTGATTTTAGATTTGCAATATCAGCTTCTGTATTACCTGTAGCTGAATCAGCTTGTATAATAATTACGGAAATATTATCTGTATTTGTGAATGATGATGAATCTTCTTTTGAAAGACCACTCATAAACAATTCAACATCAGCTGCCGCATTATCTGTAAATTCTCCAAAAGTTTTATATGCTGTAATTTTAAAGTTTGGAGCTTTTTTCAAACCTTTACCACCTTTTTTAGCATTTACAGTACTAAAATTAAATGTTGATAATTTACCTAAAACGTCTGGTCTTCCTTCAATCATTTTCATGATTGAACCATTGATTCCATGTCCTGATAGACATACTTTTGTGTTTTCAGCTAATTGCTGTGTACACTGAACGACATATTCTTTTCTTGTCATTTTAATTAATTTTTTAATTGTACAATTATTTTTTGGGAACACCCCGATTTAAAATATCTTTTCACATTTTACAATGCTCGAAATTTGTTATCTTTAAAATACTCGCGATTATTTTTAAAATAATTAAGCAAATTTCCGTACGATATTTTATTGTTTGAAATTATATATTATTAATAATAATTCCATATAATTTGATTATTTATTTCCTAGTTAAATCATCAACAATAACAACATTCATTTTTTTAGGGAAATCAATTCCACAAGCATCAACAACTTGTTGTAATAAACTTATTACTGTAGCTTCAAAATCTGAATTATTTTTATTTAATTGTGTTGAAGGTTTTTTAGTATTTTCTTTTCCTTTTTGGTTTATATTTGTACCAAATGTATTATTAACAGCATTTGTAAATGGATTACCAGGTATTGTATTTGAATTACTTGATGTTGAAACATTATTAAATGTTCCTTGATTATCTTTAACCATTCCTAATAATTCTGTTAAAGATTCAACAGCTTGTTTTAAATTTTCACCATTATTTTTTTCAATAAGATTTTTAATGTTTCTTTCAAAAGCTGTAGCTTTTTCAATATCAATACTATTAATATTTTTTGCTATACCACCAAATTGGTCTTTAATAATTTTTAAATTATTTTGAATTCTTTTCCATTTAACTTGGTCTGAAAGATTATTTGTAAATTTAGTAAAAATATCATTCAAATTTGTTAATGTTTTTGTTTCAGCATTTTTAAGTGAATCAAAAAAATGAACTAAATTTGATATTGAATCATCAATTAAATCGTTATCCAATGTTGATAATTTTTTGAAAACAAACATAAATGTATTTGTCATAACCATTAAAGACATAGAAAAATTACTTAATAATGCTGGATTTGATACCATTGGAATTGATGAATATGTTTTTACAGATTCAGCTAATGGTTTAAAAGCATTACCTAATTGAGATAACATTTCAATCCCTTTTAATGCTGTTGAAGATTTAAAGGGATTTGTTATTACTTTACCACCAATAACAAATGATGCTGAATTACTACCAAGAATTACTAATGGTTCTATTAAACATTGTAACATTGAACCTAAATTTTCACCTACTTTTTTAAAATCATCACTATTTAATGTTCTAACTCCACTTAAAACTAATTTACCATCTTTTACAGTATATTCATAAAATTTCATATTGGCCATCATTTGAATAACATTTGCTATTCCACCACCAACACTCATTAATTTTGCTAAGGCTTTTATTCCATTTTCAGATGATTTTAATTTATCTTCGTTTTTAGATAATGTATCTGACATCATTGTTGTAAATGAATCAATAACACCTCCTAATGAATTTATTTTTTCAACATTAAATTCCGTATTAGATATTGATGATAATACTTTTGATGCTAACCAACCAGCTGAAAATATTGGTAATAATAAAACCGCTTTTGCTGCAATTTTAACTAAATTCCAACCACCAATATTATTAATTGAATTAACTAATGTTTTTGCTCCATTACCAAAAGCAATTATTTTATCATTATTTATTATTAATCCGTTTAATTTAGATAAAACTTTTGCTCCTAAATAAGCTGAAGTAAAAATTGGTAATAAAGCTATTGCAACACCAGCTGCAAATGGAACAGTTAAAATCATTTTTGCAAATCCCCAAATTAAACTACCAACACCTAAAATAAAATTATTAATTGATTGATTATTAAATGACATATTTGATATTGCCCAAAGTGATAAAGCTCCTAATAAACCAGCAGTTACTATTGGAATAAATAAAGATGAACCAATAGCTCCTGGTATCGCTGGTATCGCTAATGCAGCAAAACCTATAGCTAAAATTCCTGCTGATAATATGAAATTTCCAATATTTTTATAATTAAATGACATATTTGATATTGCCCAAATTGATAATGCTATTAATATAGAACCAACAGACATACCAATCATAGATAAAACACCAACACCTATCAAAGCAGCTACTGCTGGTACTCCAGCTGCGGCAAAAATAGCTCCTAAACCAACAAGAGTCAATCCAAAAGATATAGCATCTCCTAAAGTCCAATTTATTTTTTTGAAAACATATAAAGCCCCTGAAATAAATAATATACCTGCTCCAATACCTATCATATTTAATGTTTCGGTTCCTTTAAATAATTTTAAAATTAATCCAAGACCACCAAGAAATAATAATGTTTTTCCAAGAGCTTCCCAAGGTAATTCATTAATAGCATACATAGCTAATACCATAATACCAAACCCAAATGCAAATGAAATCATAGCATTTTTTGGTCCCATTTTATCAAAATTAAATAATTTCATTACTAAACCTAAACCAGCTATAAATAAAATACCTTTAATTAAAATTTCGTTATCTATTTCACCAATAGCCAATATTCCAAGTGTCATTAATCCAATACCTAATGCAAACATAACCATTGAATTTTTAGGTCCTTTTTCATCAAAATTAAATAATGACATAGTTAACCCAAGTCCCATAACAAAAACAATCATTTTAAATATACTAGGCCATTTAACTATAGTCATAACAATCATTGCAAGAGTTAAAATACCTATACCTGTTGCAAATTGAATCATTTTATTATTTGTTGCATTTCCTGAACCAATAAAATTTAAAGCTAATCCAAGACCCCCTATAAAAACAATCATTTTAGCTACTGATTCCCAATCAACAAATTTAATTGCTAACATTGTTATTGTAAAAATACCAATACCTAATGCAAACATTATCATGGGATTATTTTTAATACTATCTGTTTTTGTTGAATTACCACCTAACATAGAAAAACCTCTCAAAGCTAAATTCAAACCACCAATAAATAATAACATTTTTACTCCAGATTCCCAAGATACAAATTGCATAGCAATCATTGCAACTGTTAAAGCTAATATAGAATATCCAAGTTTATCAATATTGTTATTTTTTATTGATTTATCATCAGAAAATTTTGTTATCATATTTAACATTAAACCAATAGCACCAATAGCTAATAAAAATACTGGGTTTATTACCAAAAATGTTAATAAAGAAAAAGCAAGTGTTAATCCTGATAAAGCAAGTGCTGGTTTCCATAAAGTTTTACCTAATTTTGAAATAATATCTGAAAAATTAGTTATATTAGTTTCAAAAGCATGTGATTTACTTTCAGGAACATCTATTAATTTTAAATATGCTTCACCAAATTTATTTAATTTTTGTATTAATTTATCTGTTAAATTTTTCTTAATAGATATTAATGATGTGGCTAAATCTGTTATTGTTTTAAAAACACTTGAAATTGCTTTTCCACCTTTTTCAACATCTTCTTTTGATTCGGTATTTTTTGATTCAGTATTATTTTTAGGTTTTTTTATTAGAAAATCTAAGATTTTTGTTGATTTTTCAGAAATATTTTTTAAAAAATCATTATCTTTAGATGTTGAAACATTATTAATTTGTGGTGGTTGAACAATAATATTTGTTGGTCTTTCAATTAAAGGATTATTATTTAAACTTAATTTATTAATTGATTCATAAATATCTTGTAATTGGAAATTTGTTAATTTTGTTTGAAATATTAAATCTTTAATACTTTCGTATTTTTTTGATGAATACATTAATACTTTCATTAATGGTACTTCAACAGAATCATAAATTGAATTAATTTTCCATGAAATTAAATTTAAAATATCAATGCTTTCTTTATTATCTTCAGAAATTTTAGATAATAAAGAAACCATTGATGATAAACCTATTTCGACCTGATTAGGTGCTGGTACTGATTGCATTTATTTTTAATTAAATTTTGGTTACTGTTGTTCCCATTTTTTGAATCATATTATTAACAATTGTTGGTAATTCATTCAAACTATTAATAATATATTTTTTACCTTCGGAATATATATTCCATTCAAGTAATAAAGAATCATAAATAAGTACAAAATCTTTTGTAACAGTTCCCTTTTTACCTGTAACATATAATATAACTGAAGCAACACTATTTGAATGTGGAGAAATTATAAATGATATTGACCTTTTACGAAAAGATGACATATTACCATATATAGCAATATATAATTTATTTATTTCTGAATTTGGTATATTTTCAATAATCATTTTTATTTGGGATTAATTGTTAAAAATCCACTTAAAGTTTTTAATTCTTCAAAACTTTTTGATTGTAATGTTTTTACTTCTTTATTTATTGAATACATTAAAGTAAAAATATATTGTCTTGCATTATAATTTCTATCGGTACCTTGTTTTTTAAGAATTGTTTTGTATCTTTCCTCATAAGGAACTCTACTTTTTTCAGATATTAAATTATCTTCATAATATTTTTCAGATGTAATATAATCTTTACCATTTCGTTTATCGCCACCTATTACTTGTTCAGCTGAATATGTTAATATAAAATAATCCAAATAATTTGTTTTACCAATTATTGTTTCTGCGGCATAAGCTGAACTAATATCTTTTTTCGTATCTAATTGAGATAATACTTCTTTAATAAATATACCATTTTCAGGATATTCAACAATATTATCATAAATACTTACAAAAGCATTTTTTAAATTTCGATATGTTATTTTATTTATCAAATAAACTTCTCGATTATCTTCATCTTCTGAATATACACCAAATTGTGTCCAATCAAATTCATTAAAAAATTCATTCAATTTTTCTTCAAATTTATCAAGTAATAATTTTTGAATATCTAGAAGAGAAGAAAAATTCAAACTATGTTTCCATTCATTATCAATTTTGGATTTAAACATAATTTGGTATGTTCCCTTAATTGATGTTTCATAAATATAAACACGTAACCATTGATTTTTACCTGTTTTAGTTTCAATTAAAATTTGAGAAAATTCATCATCTCCATCATATAAAGGTTTAATTAAATATTTTCTTGTTAATGCAAGTTTATTAATAACTAATGATAATGGATTTGCTTTTGAATTTGATTTTAATCTTGCTTGAGTAACATTAAAACCAACTACATAATAATCGGAAATTATTTTAGCAATAAATTCAATATCACAATTAATTTCGGATATATATTTACTTCTTGATTCTTGAATAAAAACTAATAATCTTTTTGATGTATTAAAATCTAATGGAATTGATAAAATTATTGTTGTTCCTTTATTTGAAGCATAAGGACTATTTAATGGAGCACCAAAAGAATAATTTATAGGATGTAATCTATAATCTGATTTTATTGAAGCTAATTTTTTATTCAAATTACCAATACCACGCAAATCAACTTTTCTTGATTTAACATAATTATCTGTTAATTTCCAAACAATTTCAGTAATTTTATTTATTTCTTCATTACCAACATCACTTTTTAATGATGGTTTATGTTTACTCCAACCTTCAATAGGTTTTATTTCTGTAAAATCAAAATCTGTTATTGATAAATTCTCCATTCCAGGAGTAAATTCAGCAATATCTTGTATTTCTTCAACAGCTTTAACTAAATCAATATCAACAGGAAGAATATCATTTGTTAATTCCTCATAAGTTTCAATTAATTCCTCATTAACTTTTTCTGCATTTATTTCTGGTAATTCTTGTATTTGTAATTGTAAAACATTTTGTTCTTTTTGTTCCTGTTGTATAATATTTTGTATTACTGGAACATTAACATTATTTTCACGAATTTTAGCTTTTTTAGATAAAACCTGTATTTTAAGTTCTGATAATGATTTAGTTTCAATAGCGGAAACTAAATCTTGATGTTTAGTTTCCTCTATTGATTTAGGAATAATGATTTGATTATTTTGTATTGGAGTTTCAGCAATTGATTGTTGATTTATTGATTCTTCACTAGTTAAAAATAAAGATTTATCAATTTTTTTAACTTTATAATTTGGAGTAATTTTTTGATTAGTATTACTATCCAATTTATTAAAATCTAATATACCTTCATTTAAAACATTCAAATCCTTTAAATCCTTATTTTGTTCCATTTTATTTTACTTAAATTTTGGTGTTTTTATTTTCGGAGCTTTAATTGAACCCATCATATTTTTTGATTGTCCCATCATTTTTTCATGTTCTTTTTGAACATCTGTATTTGTTCCATTCCCACGATTATTTTCATCTTCTAAATATTTATTTAATGATTTACCAAGATTTGTGAATTTCCAAAATTCCATTTTTTCAATTTGTTCAAAAGAATTAGCAGTTTTAACACTAATCATTATACATTCATCAAAATAACTTTCAGCAGATATTATTGATTGTTTATAAATTTCTGAAATTGTTGGAAATTCAATATTTTTTTGTTTTTCTTTTAAATAAATAGGATATATTTTATTCGAATATTCCTCCGAGAGCTCCTTTATCGATAAACATATTTTTCCATCCCCCGGGAAATTTTATAAGAGCCTCCTCCTCAGACTCCCTGTATGTATATACTATTTTTTCGTAATTGTTTAATTTCAATTTATTAATAATAGTTATGTAGGCATTCAACAATCCATCATTTTTTTGAATTTGTTTGAATTTTTGTTTTAATGATTCAATAGTTTCATTACCATTAACATATAAATATGGAGCTACTAATAAAAATTGTTTATCAAATGAATCAACATTTTTAATTTTATCATTATTTTCTTTTTGAACCTCTTTATATGTTTTAACCATATAACGGAAAACTCTTGCAGAAATTTCTAATGTTGGAATTAAAAATTTTATTGGTTCTTCTTGATTTTCAACAGTAATTGTAAATGTTCTTCCATCAAAACAAGAAAGCAATTTTTCATTTAATTCAGGATATTGCAATAATTCAGCTAATAATGAAACAGTTACAGATTCATTATGTGTTTGATTCATAACAATATATTGAATTGGTTTGTCATGTAAATAAAATTCTCTCAATTTTAAAAAGAAAAATAATCTATCACCATCATTTATTTGTGAAGAAGAAATTTCTCTATTTTTGTTTGAATCAACAATAACAAAACATTTTTTGATTAAATCTTCAACAGCTGCAATAATTGCTGGTTGGTCTTCTTCATTTATTGTAGAAAAATTTGCTACCTCCATACTTGTAGGACATCTGTAACCAAATCGCCATGTTTGTGGATATAATAAACCTTCAAAAGGAAGTTCTTCATTTTTTAAAATACGATAACCATCAATCGCTGATGGTAATTTATATTCTCCTAAATATTCTCCTTCTTTAGTTTTTTCATTGTTTGAAGGATTATTAAATAATCCTTCTTCTGTTAATCTATTTTCAAGATTTTTTAAATTATCGGTGTTATCAGCCATTATTTTAATTATTTATATTATTTATATTATTTTTGATTTGATAAAAAATCCAATATGTTTTTAGGTGTATTTCGTTGTTCCTGTTGATGATTATTTTGTGTTAAATTATTTGGTAATTCACTTAAAATATTTTTTAATTTCTTATTTCCAATAGTTTGTTCACTATTTCTTTTAAGATACATTCCCGGAGTACGATTTTCATCATAAATATTTATACCTTTTTTATCTAAAATATTTAAAACTTCAATCGCTTGGTCTTTAAAACTTTTTATCTCTGGAATACCATATTTTTGTTTATTTTTAGTGTCACCATTAATGTTTTCACTCAAATCATCAACATTAGCAACTTTTTCAATCCCATTATCTTTATTTCGAGGTTTAAATGCCATACGAAATTATATTTTAAAATTCTAAATTAATTAACACGAAATCATTTAATGCTTTTAAATTTTCTTCATCTTTAACGCATATATTTATTAAATGCGGTTTTACGAAATTATCAATTAAAAATCTTTTTCTTGTTGAAAGAAAATTTTCAATAAATTCAGCTTGTTCATCAACATCATCAAAATCTTCAAAATGTTCTCCAGCTACTTGTTCCATGAACATTTGAATTGATGAATAATCAAAAAAATCTTGTTTTTTAAAACCAGCAATAATTACTTTTTCGTAAGCAGCTATTGATTCTTTATTTGTTGGTATCATATATTAACATTTTTATTAAATTAATCGGTTATTTCTATTTTATAATTATATAGAGCTAAATATGTTTTATTTGTTATTTCATTTATATATTTATCCACTAATAATTTTATTTGTTTTTCTTTTTCTTCCTTATATTTAAGGAAAGCTTCTTCAACAGTATCAAATCTACCTAATTGAATATTTTTATTGTTAATAGATAATTGTGAAATATATTTGGTTATATTTTTACCTAAATAAACTGAAACGCCTATTGGATAATCTCCTCTATTAATATCATTTGCAACTAATAATGAATTTATTTCATCTGGAACAAAACAACATGTAGCTGGACCATATATTTTATTACCTTTAAATAAAATATCTTTATCTAAATCGAAATTTTTTATTGAATTTTCATCATACCATTTAGAAAAATCTTGATAACAATGCCATCTTTCATCAATTATACAATCTTTATATGTTTTATTATTTAATTTCCAATTTTCATCATAACATCTTTGAAACATATTTCTCCAAATTTGATAAGTTTTATATCTTGCTGTATATATTCCCTTACCAAAATATCCAATATTATAAACAACTTTTTTATAACAAAAATTATCATTTAAAACATTTCCATTTTCAATATTTTGAATCCTAACATTAGTTTTAATACTATTATCGGATAAAAATTTAACAGTACAATTATTTGGATTTTTATATTCCAATATTTTTAAAACATCACCACAATTTTGTAAATATTCAAAATTTAATCTTTCTGATAATCTATTTTTATCTTTGAAATTTATTTTATCAAGTTTACCTCTTACAATATTACCCCAATTAGCATTATATCTAATTGTATTATCTGATAAAAATTTAACTGTACAACTTCTTGAATTTAAATAATCAATAATCTCTATTTTTTCACCATTTAACAATGTGAATTTTAAACCTATTCTTTCTAAAGGATTTACTTTCATAATATGAAACATTTTTAGGATATAATTAGTTATTAACTAAAAATGTTTCATTTATAAGTTGATATAACTAATGACCTAAACTTGTGTTAATCTCGGGTCATTAGTGACGTCTGTTACGTAATCGGAATTAAATGTTATTGATAATTCAATCATATCATGTGAATCAAATGCTGCGGCTTGGTCATCAATATCATTCATTGGAAATAAATTATGTCCAACCCTTCTCCAATAAATAGTTCCATCTCTATTAAACTTTTCAACAACTATACAAGCATTTGCATAATCTTTTTTCAAAGTTTTTTCTCCTGTTAATGGATTAAATTTAACACGACTCCAAAGTAAAAGTGTATTTAATACATAAGCAACTGAATTTGAATCTAAGAAATTATGGAATTGTACTTCTACATCATAAAATGTTTCTTTTTCATTTGAATCATATCTAAATTTTGTTGTTTTGTAACCTCCTTCAATAGTGTTTCCTGATTTTTCAACAAATAAACCTGAAACAGATTTAACATATTCTGAAAGAAACCCTAAATCTCCAACAATATCACTTAAAGTTCCCATAGAAACAAAATGTGCGTTGAAATTACTTGCAACAACTGGTTCATATTTTTGCACAGCCGCTGTTGATGCTGTTACGTGTGGAAATGCTATATTTGCCATGATTTAATATTTTTAAAAATTAATAAACTGGTTGTTTTTTAAGTAATGAATTAGCTTTCTCTAAAGAACTAGTTAATTCATATGATTTAGTTATATATGTTCTTAGTATTGGTCGGATATTCATATTAAATTCTATCGAAGAAGATTTAACAAAATTTAACATATCAACTACAGATTTTAAACCTATATTCCAAGTATTATATTTTAATTTATCATGAGAAATTATTTGTGTTAATTGAGATAAAACATTTTTACCATAAAATCTATCAAAACTATCAACATTTTCCATATTTTCAGGCGATTTCAAATATTGTTTTTTGGTTTCTTCTTCAATTATTAAACTATTATTTATTGATGATAATATGGAAATAATCAAAGAATTAGCTGAATCTTTATATTCATTAAAAGTTTGTCTTTTAACATATTCTAATGATGCTGAATTAGATTCAATAAATTGATTAACAATTAAAACCATATCAAACACAACTGTTTGTAAATCAGGTATTAATTGTTTTACAGAAGATAAATTTTTATTTAATGGGTCAACATTTCCTGATAACATATCATTCAATAATGCTAAGTGGAAATCATTTGAAACAGAATACATTTTTGAATTTAATTGAATTTCCTGAATTTCAGTATCAATATAATTCATAATAGCATTATAACTATTTTGTATGTGATAAGTAACACCCCATCTTTTATTATTTTTATTAAGAATATGTTTTAATCCTTCAAACAAAATAACTGTATTTTCATTTTTTTCTGATTGTAATTCAAAAGATTCATTTATTGGATGAAAATTATTTAATTCAATTAATGGTAATTCCAATATAGGAATTAATTTACTCTTAGCTTTTACATCATTAATTATTAAAACATTATTGATAGTATCTATTAATGAAACACTATCAATTTTTTTCTCATTATCAAGTTCATTTAAAACAGACAAAAACTTAAAAGTTTGTTTATGTTTTTCTTCCTGATTATTTGGTGTTAATACACTTTCTTTTATTAATTCAGATATTTCACTTAAAAAAGTTTGTGAAGAAATAACTATTTTTTCTAGTGTTATATTATTGAAATAATCAATTATTTCTTGGTCTGATTTACCATCTAATTTAGCTGATTCATAAAGTTTACCTATAACTGTATCATTTAATCCTGTTTTAGAACAAGCCGCATTAACGACTTGTTCTTTTCCAGAAATTATATTCATTTCACTAAAATTTTTCATATTAGTTTATTTTTTGATTAATTCAAGTTTAAATCAAATACAACTTTATCAAGTGAATCAATATTCCAATATTCAATATGAATAAGTTTTATTTTTTGTTTAGATATTTCTGTTGTGTTATTTGAAGCATTACATATAACAATTGGATTTGGTTTAATAGCTCCTGATAGTGCTAATGAATCCATAAATGATTTAACTTCAACTTCCGTTGCAAGATATTCATTATATGTGCCTTTTTTGAAAGCTTCACCTCTCGACATATTATAAAGACTTTCTTTGATATATGCAAGTAATTCCGAATTATGTATCTGTGCTAATGCTGTTCTTGTTTTTTGTCCAGTTGAATTTCCATAAATTGTAAATCCCTTTGGCATTTTAATTATTGGATTCCATCTAAATTTTTCCATTACTAATCTTTCATTATCATCTGGATTTAAAGCTAAACCACTAACAGTATCTAAATACCCACTAGCATTAGCTACAACGTCCCAATCAAATGTTTTTTGTACAAATAAATTTGAAACATCAGCAGCTGTTGGATATTCATTATTATTTGTATCTAATTTAGAACCAAAAAAGAAACACATTTCACTACCTGAATTAAATTTTGTTAAGAAATTTGTTGAATAATTTGGATTTCCCCCTTCAACAAGATAATTCAAATCAAAAATACCTGTTGGTGATTCTTTAAATAATGGATTAATGGATTTTTCTAAATCTTCAATAAATGGTTCATTAACAAATGCTCTTACAAATTTATTTGAATCATCTAATGTTTTACATAATTGACCAAATTGATATTTATATCCACCTTCAACAAAAGATTTAAAACAATCAACTATATATCTTATACCTGAAAAGTTTTTTAATCCCTTAACTATACCAGGTGAAACAATCATATCTAATATTTCTTTTTGTCTAACAGCTGTTCCATCTGTAAATTGGTCTGTTCTAACTTTATAGGAAAGTAATTTTGTTGGAGTAACATAACCTGTTCTTGTTTGGTCATTAATTTTTCCATAATTTTCAACAGTTAAAACATCTGATAAATGTAAAATAACCCAAGTTAAATTAACAATACTATTCTGGTCAATATATGAATCAAAATCAACCATATCTAAATCTTGATTTTCATCATAAAAATCTACAACACTTTGTATTTTAGTGACATAAAGTGGGTTTCCAATAACAGGTAATCCATTATCAAAAATCCTATCACCAACTCTTATACCGCTTTCAAAAACTCCTAAAACAATATTTTTTCTATTAACATCTGGGAAAAAAGAATTAAATGTTAACATATTATTTTCAAGGAAAATAGGTGGATTTGTAAATTCAATAGATAAATCAACATTATTTGTTGGTAATATTTGTAATCTATGACTAAGTAATATACCATTGTCAGTTAAAGCACCTGTTTTTTCATAATATCCCGAATATAAATTATTTATAATTGGATAACCAGATATTTCATCTAATTCTAATAAATCATCATTTATAGAACATATTAATCCTGTTTCAGCAAAAACATTATTAATTAATGTATCAATAGAAACTATTTCATCAAATTCATTTTTTAAATTTGGTATCATTGAACCAGTTATTTTTCTATTGAAACCAGCTTCAGGTATAGCTGCTAAAGCTTCTAAATCAGAATATTTAATTAAACCATTTGGATTAAATAAATGACCATAATATCTATTTGTTGAAACAGTCAAGACATCAAAAGCATTATCAAATATCCAAACATCTACAAATGTATCTTTAACAAATGTATCAGGACTTAATGCCGGAAAATCTTCAATAACTAAATCTGTATTTAATAATGATTTATTTCCTTCAGAAGTTAAAGTAGATACATCTTTAGCTACAGTTGTAAAGAAAGAAACATCAGAAATTCCAACATTACCAAAATTTAATAAATTTTCTTCAGGAAAATCTTTAATTATATTTTTTGGTTTTATTGTCCATAATCCATTTGTATTAAATAAATTTGAATAAGGTATTGATTTATTTGCCTGGATAGATAAATTTGGTGACATTCCACTTATTGTAGTAATATCTTTTTCATTATCAAAAACTCTTATATTAATAACAGCTATAGCTGATGTTGTTAAAGCATTCAAACATTCTCTAATAGAAAAATTCCCTTGTTTTTCATTTTTTCTTAATGTTTTACCAAATACAGATTGGAAACTCATTGAATCTCCTTTTTTAAACACCACAATTGTATTAATTGGACCCTTTTCTGTATTAATAAAAAATAATCTAAGATTTGATGTTTGTTCTATTTCTGGAACTGCTGAATTATCAGTAACCATAAAATATGTTCCCGCGGCTTTTCCGGCAATTTCTCGGAGTCTAATATCCATCATGATTTTAATTTTTTGTTGTTATTTTATATTTATTATACCAAGTATATTTTATTTATTTGTATATTCTTCCTTTAATTTTTTAAGCATTTCTTTTTGATTATTAAATTGAGTTGTTCCATAATTTTCAGTTATTACATCATCACTATTTGGACCATCTAATAATTCTTGATTACAAAATACTTCTGTTTTCATTTTTTTCAGAATATTAGGAATATTTTTATATGAATTATGTAGTTCCTTTAATAATTTGATATGTTGATTTACTAAAGTTGTATATGTTGAAATCATTGCATAATCTTCGGCTTGTACTGAATTTACACGAAGAACAATATTATTTATCATTCCTTTATTAATTTCAACTAATGTTAATAAATCAGCTAAATTTTCAAGTTGTAATTGTCCAACTTGTTTTATATATTTATTATGTTCATCTGTTAATTCAACATCTTTAAAATCAATAATAAATTTAGCTATTTTTTGTACGAAACTTTTAGCAAAAGCTGTATGTTTTTTCTCAGCTGTAACAATATCAATATTATTATATTCAGCAACTATAGCTAAATTATTATCTGAATTTAGATTACCATCATATTGTGTAAGTTGCAAAACTTCTTCGTAATCATCTGAATCATCATCTGAATTTTCAATTAAAATTTTATCTTCATCACTTATTATTTCTTCGAAATCATCAAAATTATTTTCCATTATTTTTAGTATTTTTTATGATTGTAAACCAAATTGATTCATTATTAAAACCGGGTTAACATTATCTGATAAAATTTTATTATCATTAATTTTTAGCAATAATTCATTTATATAAAATAATCCTCCAAACAAATAAATATTTTTTAGTTCCATTTTACTATAATTATTTATTATATTATTTGGTAAATTATTTGAATTAATTATATATATATTTTGATAAACAATATTTTTTTGACTATTTTTTAACATAACAATAATAACACTCAATTGTTTTAAATCATGATTATATTTAATATTTATTTGATAATACTCATTAAATTCAAATTTATAATCAATTTTAAAATTTTTTTGATATTTATTAAAATTAATGGATAAATTTTGTCTATTAAATTCCATTGTAAATAATAATGGATTGAAATCAAAAATTTCTCCAGAAAATTTATTTAATAAAACAAAATTAAATGAAAATTCTAATGTATCAACTATTAATGATTTTTTATTTATCGAAACTAAATCAATTAAATCATATGTTAACGCTATTATTCTTTTATCTACTGTTGAACAATCATACATTGTAACAGGGAAAGCATTTTCATCAGGGTTAATAGATATTATATTTAGTCTTTTTTCATAAAACTTTCTTTGTGCATCTGTTTCCTTTAAATCAACATATCTATTAGAATCTACCAAAACATTAGTAAAATTTTGTGTAACTTCTTTTTTTTCATCAATATTTTTTTCCTGTAATTTTTCTTTAGTGATTATTTTATCTTCAAGAAATTCATTAATTTCATCTAATACTTCTATATTTGGAAAATTTTCATCAAAATCAAAATTTTCAATTCCTGTATAAATTTCTTTTAAACTTGAAGAAATACCAATTGTTTCATCATCTTCAAATTTAGAAAGAAATACTTCCCACCAACCAATTTTCCCCATAAAACCATTTTTCGGTTGTACAGAACTAACTCTAAATAATTTATTTATTATTGGTAAAAATAAATAATCTTTTGATAGTGGAACTTTATTTTCACCAAAAGCTTGTTTAAATATTTCATCAACAACATGTAAAATAAAATCACCTTCAAGAGGCATGTCCCATTCAGAATAAATGTTCCTATCTTGTGGTAATTCATTACCTGGAGCTAAACAATTAAATCTCTTTATAGAAACAACATTTCTTAATACATGATTTGCAAATGTATGGTTTGTTTCAATTGGTTCAGTTTTAAAATATATAACTGTATGTCCAAACATTTGTGAAATTGAAATACACTGGTCTAACCACCTACGAATATTTAATTGTTGATTATCATAAAAACTCCATTTAGGTAATTTATTTACAATACTGTGGTAAGTTACAAGATTAAATAATTTTTCATCAAGTATATTTATAATTTCATTATTATATGAAATTTTAGATATAATTACAAATTCTTCCTTGTTATTAATATTATTTCCAATTATATTAATTGTATTTGTTTTATGTTGGTCCTTTATTTTTTTGAAAAACCAAATACTTAAATATATATAATCAATACCATCTATTTCATTAGATTCATTTAATAAATCCCAATTTTCCTTTAATACAGGATTAGACCAATTTATATTATCATATGAATAAGAATATTTAATATCGAATTCTTTTAATTCTTCAAATGTAATTATAAATAAATTTATATCGAAATTTTCAAATTTATTTTTTAAATAAAGTATTGAATTTTCATTAATATTTATAATGTCTGTATAATTATAATTGGAAACGTCTATTTTATTCATAATTAAAATGATAATAAAAATTCATTTGAATATGTATTTATTAATGTACCATTTAAAGCCTTAAATCTAAATAATTTATTATTATATTGATTTGTAATTGATGCTATTCCTGATTTAGTTAATTGGAAATATTCTGAATAAACTTGTGAAGATTTGAATGTTACCCAAAGATTTGAACTATTTTTATATTGTATATCTATTAATGTTGTATTACCAATATTTGTTGTTGATGTAAAATCAACTATTAAAGCATTAACATCTTGTAAACCATATATATTATCTATTGTTACAAATTCAGATGGTGTAATAAATAATGAATTAATTGAATAATTCATTGTATTACTAAAATTATCTGTTGGATTACCTGTTATTATTGGGTTTCCATTTAATGCTTCAATTTTAAAACTATAATCTCCAAGTGCTGGTAATTCAACACCAATAACATAATTTGTTACTTCACTTGGCACATAATTTTGTGATGTTCCTGTTGATAAATCTGTAACAATTACATTAAATGATGTAACAGTTATATCTGTTTTTGTATAAGCTAATTTTGCTGATAATCCTATATTAGATATTGAATTTATATTTGCAAATGGAGCATAAACTTGTTGAATTATTGTGTTTGAATATTCTCCTTGTGTAAATGATGAATCCCCATTAATAGCTTTTAATCTAAATTCCCAATCACCATTATTTGGTAATGTGAAAGTTATTGGTGAAATATTAACTAAACTTATTTTTAATGTATTCCAAGTTACACCATTATCTAAACTACCTTCAACATTAATATTTGTTACTGTTGAATCTGTCAAACTAAAAACAACACTACAAGATAAAACATTATTAATATTAATAATACTTATATTTGCAAAAGGTGGCATTACTGTTACTGGAAATATTCCTGAACCATTCCAAAATTTCATTATATAAATAGCTGTTATTGAACGTGGTTCAATTGAAAAACTTGTCTGTGTTCCAGTTGCTGGAGTTACATTTGTTGTTTGTGAATTATTAGGTGCTGATGAACGTAACAATAAATTCCATGTATGTCCTAAACCATTATCCCAACCAAATGTAACAGGAGCTCCATTTAATGGGTCAATCTCTGTAAACTCATGTGTATGGGGGTCTATTGTGTGTGAATGTGGAAACATATCAGTTCCAATCAATTTATATTGGTGATTTATATTTCCTCCTATTATACCAGGTGTTAAACTACCTTTAACAAATTTATCAATCATATTATTAGTATGTATATTTGTTCCTGGAATCATTCTACCATCACAAACAACAAAACATTTTGGTATTCCACCATTTAATTGATTTGGATTGAATAAATGATTTAATTTCATATCCCATAATATAATAGAACCAACAGGCATATTTAATCCAATCATATCATTAACTTCCTGATATGTTGGTCTATCAAAAATTAATGAACGAATAGCTTTTAAATGTCTTACTAAATGTTCAAAATGTCTTCCGGTTAAAAAACCATATATATTTGATGGGATATTTAAAAATGGTTGCCATGGTGTTATTGTATTTCCTACTGGTTCTTTTATCCAAAAATCATCAGCTATTTCAATATCTGTTTGTCCACCAACACCTGTATTTGAAATTGGTAAATCTGTTTCAACAAAATAATCATTTAAAATTTCCGAATTTACATCTGTAACTAAAACTTTTTCAATTTTATTTTCAACAAATATTTGATTTCCATTAATTTTTGTTATCCCACCAGTTTTACCTAATTTTGTATCATCTCCTTCAGCAAAAATATTTGGATTATTAATATCACCTACACTTATTTTTGTATCTACACGTAAAAAATTATTTAACCATAAATCAGGAATAACACCTGTAAAAAATTCTATTTTTGACCAATATTTATCTGTTACCCAAGTAATTATTGAATTTATTTTTTTAGCTAAAAAATTAATATGTTTAGCTCTTGCAATTGCATCGTTATTTAATCCAACTATATCAGATAATACAATATTTTCTGTTAATTCACTATTATTAAAATCAATTGGTTCAATATAATATTGATTTAATAATTCTCCGTTATTATCTGTAACTAAAACCTTATCAACAAATTGAATTAATTTAATTATATTTGATGATAATATTGTTTTGGTTGCTGCTGAACCAATAGTTACATCATTTGTTAATTTATCAACTTTAAAAACTTCTATATTATTTGGTTTAAAAATAACATTACCTTTAACTATTAAATCATTTGATAAAGATAAATTTGGAATATCAAATGTATCATATTGATTTTTTCTCCAATAATTACCATATAAATCTGAATAAACTTGATTTATTTTTCTAGCTAAATGTCCATAATATTTAGTTGTTAAAATACTTACATTACTTTCACCTAAATATGATAACATTTCCCCTTGATTTAATTCATTTACAGGGAAATTTTGATTTTCAACATAATAATCGGTTAATATATAACCAGTTTCATCAGTAACTAAAACATTATTAGGGAAATTACTTAAATTAATTTTTTTACTACTAATTTTTAGTTCATTAGCATTTAGGAAAGTTTTTCCCTGTAATCTATTTGTAATTATTTGTCCATTTGTTAAATTGACATCTCTATCAACTTTTAAATTATTTGATAACCACAAATCTGGAATTTCTCCTGTATTGAATTGGTTTTTTCTCCAATAATTTGTATTACAAAAATTACTAATTGCATTAATTTTTCTAGCTAAAAATCCAAAATAATATGATGTTAATATTTTATTTGGAGAATTTATTGTTAAAGCGTCAATTAATCCTAAATCAGATATATTTGAATTATTTATTGGAGTTGTTTCCAAACTATATGCTTTAGAAACAATACCATTAATATCTGTAATTAAAACATTTTCAATATAATGTTTATATTTTTCAATATCTGAAACATTAATTGTTATTGTTTCTTCTGGGTTTAATAAAGTTTTTTCTTTACCAATTTCAATAATATTGTTGTTGAAATTATTTGAAATATTTGCTCCTTCAGAAAATTTACCTGTTCTTAAAAAATTATTTTGTATATCTGAAAATAATTTTGTATCACGAGAAACTTCTAAATCATTACCTAATTGCACTAATTTAGAAAATTTCAAATAATCTTTATGTAATTTTAATTCCGAAAATTCAGATGGATTTACTCCTGAATCTGATTTTAATATTAATTCATGTAGTGTATTTTTATAAATATTAGCGAAACGTTTTAAATTTTGTCTACCCTTATATCCAATTAAAATACCTGCATTTTCTGTATCTTGTAAAAATACAGCTGATGGAATATTACCAACTCCAGGAGCATAATCAGATGTTAATGTATCAGTACCACTAAGTGATAATGTACTCATTAATAAATTATAATATTTTTTCATTGAACCAAAAACAATGGTTCCATCATTATCAATAGGAAATTCTATATTTGAATAACCAAAATATTTATGGTTATTCATTAATATACCTATATTACTATTAAATCCTGGAATATATGGACTATATACACTTGAATTTATTAATGAAGATGTTATGAAAACATTATTTGTATCAGTATAATTTTTAGCGTAAGTTACATAACTTTCAAATGTATTTGAAAGATTATTAATTGTTTGATTGTTATTAACATAAAATTGAACATAATCTTCAATTTGTTGTTGTATATTATTTAATAAATTTGATTGTTCATTAAATGCAATACCTGTATTCAAAAAAATCTCATCAACGGAATTATATGATAACATTATTGTATTATATAATACAACAACATCTTTATCAATTAATTCCGTAATATTTAATGCTAATAATAATTTTTGTTTATTTGTAAATGTTAATAATTTGGTATTAATATAATTTATATCAATTTGATTAATTGATGATAATTCACCTGGAAATTGTTCTTGGAATTTTTGCAAATTTATGAAGATAAATTTACTGCCTCGTAAACCTGGTAATCCGTTTAAACCAATACCTTTAATACCAGGAATACCTTTATATAATGGAGAATTTTCTACAACAGCAAAATTCCTATTTATATCTTCAAGAAATTGTGTTATATCTTGAAATTCAATTTTTTTAAGTGTTTCAATTGGATTAGGCATTATTATTTTCTTTTAAAATTAAAGATAACATTTTCAAATCTAGTATTATAAAAACTTTTTGGTTTTAATTTAACCAAAAAATCTGATATTTCAAATTGTATTTTTTGTCCCAATTCATTTTTAACAGAATCAAGAAAATAAACATTTAATAACAACCATTTAATATATGTTTCTATTATATATGTATCAATATTATTATTAATATTTGAAATATATTGTTCATTTTTATTGTTAATAATTGCTTCTTCAAGTAATAAAACATTTTTTAAATTATCAATTAAATTTATTTCTAAATTATTTACAGGATATATTAAATTAAAATTAATTTCTTCTGTTTTTGTGTAAAGACTTGAAGTAATATTACCAACAACTTCTGAATAATTACATGTTGCATTAATATTTAATCCTGAAAAATTATCATCATAAATATTAAATAATACATCTTTCCTATTAGTTGATATTGTTTTTTGAAATTCTAGTTCATTATCAATTAATTTAAGATATGGTAAATATGGACCATTATATCTATTTATTTTATTTATTTTATGGATATTATTCATTTTCCATATAACTGCATTTTCATTATTTTCAATAATATTTAATTTAATAAATTTATCATCTAATGGAGCTGAATTTTTTATTTCAATTGAATATATATTTGAATATTCATTTAATTGGGATAATAAAAAATCTCTTATTATATTTTGTGTTTGTTTTATTGTTGAATGTTTAAATCTAACATCAAATTTCAAAATATCCTGTATAATTTTCCATAATTGATTCCTATCAAATAATGATATTTTTGAATATGGAGTTGCTTTATCATCAAATGAATCAATATTAAATTTATTTAGCAATACAGCTAAATTCCATGTTGGATTTATAAATTCTGGAAATATGAAATATTCTTGTGTTTGTGTAAAATTACTTTCTTCATCATAAATATTTTTTCTTACAATTTCAAAATAATATTTTTTTAATGATAATGGTAATGTTGAATTTATTAATTTGAATTGTTGTTGTGCTGAATCAACAATATATGTATTTATAACAGTATTATTTCCAAAAATTGTATTAATATTTTCAGGAAATGTATTTTGTAATGAATTAACATTAACTTTAAATATTTGATTTATAACTTGTGGATTATATTTATTAACAAAAAATTCCTCTGTATCAAAAAATTTAACTTCAATATCTTCACACCATAAATAATCATTTGTTAAATCCCTTATTTCTTTAACAGTAAAAACCATCGATGTATAATAATGTGTTTCTCCAAGATATTCAACTGAAGAATAAACATAAAAATCAATATTACCACTTTCAGGAAATAATTCTGTTAATGGTGCTGTAATAACAAACAAACTTCTTTTTAAACAAATATACCATTTATTTGTTATTTCATCAAAAACTCTCCAACCTTTAATAATTTGATTTTGATACATTACAGAAATTTCATCGTCACATAATAAAATACCTCCTGTTTTAAATGCGTATAATGATTGTGAGTTTGTATTATGTGCTTCTTGAACAGAATAAAAAAATGATAAATCGATTAATGATTCATTTTCTATTTCAGCTCCCTTAAGCAAATCAATAAAATCCAAATATTTATTTATCGATAAATAAATAGTTTTATTTTCATTATCGATTTCAAAATAATATTTTAATTCTATATGTGATTCATCTTGAAAATTCAAATATGTAGCAAATAGATAATTTTTATATTTTTGTGGTAAACGATATTTAACCCCTAAAAATATTGTTTCACAATATGATAAATTACCTTCATTTAATATTAAACGTGATGTTAGTTTTGGTTTATCTGTAAAATACCTTAAATCTGAAATAGTATTTTCTAAATATTTAGGTGTTTGTGCTTTTATTAAAAACCAATGAAATCTTATATCATCAGAATCAAGTAATTTATAATCTAAATTACCATTATATTCATAAAATTGTTTATCAAGATTTAAAATATTCGGTGTTAATAAAGCTGTTGTTCCAGGAGATGAAAATAAAATTGTTAATATATTAATATCATTTAATGATTGATTTTCATCTATTTTATTTTTATGTATTAATTCACCAGCATCATCTTCTGAAATATATTGGTAATTATCAGTAAATTTATTTATTTCATAATTTGAATTTATAACATCTTTACCATATTTTTCTTGTGCTATAATAGCTATTGGGTTATCGAAATTTTCCTGTAAATTTTGAACATATTTAGTTTTATCATATTGTTTTTCAGATATTAAATTTGAATTATATGATAAATATGTTATTGGTTCAAGTTTTAATAATTTGGATATTTTATTTTCATAAATTTCTATATAATTAATATTTTGTATTAATAAATTATCAAAATTTTCCAATCTAATAAAAAATTCATCATCAAAATGAAAATATTTTATTACATTAAAAAATTGATTATTAATTAATACAGATTGATAAAGATTTTCATCATGTTGATTATTTATTAAAATATCTGAATCTGTTATTTGACAAAATTTTATTCTATCATCAATAAAAATAAATTTATTTGAAACAACAAAATAAAATTCTTCAATTAAATCATCAATTAAATTTGATTTAATTGTAATTATATTATTTTTAACATTTGATGTGAAAACAAAATCATTGTTTGATAAATTTGTTAATTTATTTGAAATGAATCTTAAAGTTTCTCTAAGAGTTATTTTAATATCATTTGATAATATTGTATATTCAAAAAATACGCTATTATCCGGGTGTATTATTTTAATATAATCTCCAGGAGCAATATTATCAATTTTTAATCTTAATTGTGGTAATTTATTTTTAGGTCTGGAAATAGAATTAACAGAAATAATATCAATATATGGAATATCATTTATTTGATTTAATTGTTTTTCTTGTTTATATTCGATTTTATTTGTATATTCTTTTAATGAAACAGTTATTTTTGAAGTATCAAAATTTTGTTTATCTATAAATTCACCAATACTAAAAAATCCAAAAAAATTATTAAATGGGATTATATTATTAACATATTGAAATTCAAATTCTATATTAATAAATTTTGGAAATATTATTTTTTCGTTTTCAAATACATTCAATATCTTATTGTTTAATACTTCAAGATATGGTTGATTTGATAAATTATTTAATATAGTGAATGTTTTTTTAACATTAGTTTCTTCGATAATAGAATAACCATTAATTGTTATATTACTATCATCTAAATTATAATTTAAAATATAATCATAAGTATTAGTTATTTCTTCAAAAATATCATATAATCCTATTTTTTTTAAATCAACTAATAAAAGCAATTCATTATATTTATGTAAATCTGCTGAATTTGTTAATGTTTTATTTTCAATTCTTGAAACTTGAAAATATTTTGGTAATGTTTCAATATTATTTAGATATAAAGGGCAATGATATGTTAATTCCTTATCATATCTGAACCCACCATATTTTAATTTATTTTTATTTTCTAAAAAAGTTGAAGTTTTTAGAAAATTAGCTAATTGTGGTAAAAATTTATTTGATTTATCAATTTCAACACGTCTACCATTATAATCATCAAAATACAAAATATTATTTTTATTGATAAATATTTTGTATAAGCCAGAAAGTTTCACTGGAGCTATTGGTAATGCTCCAGTGAAAGATTCAAACTTATTAGTAGATATATTATTTGAAATATTATTCATTTATTTTTTATGGTGTTATTGGGTTTGGATTATCATTTATAAATCCCGAAACAACAGAACTTACATTTAATGAACTTACAGGATTAACTTTTGGTTTTAATCTTGTTGATACATTTATATCAAATTTGAATATATTATTATTTATTAATAAATCAATACCTATTTTTTTTGAATATTCTAAAACATCATTTATTGTTGTTCCATTTTTACCATCAACTTTACCTAATCTATCCATCATTCTATATTCAAATACAAATGGAATAATTATTTCATTTCCAGCTGGTATTATTAGTGTAGATGTTGTTGAATTTCCTACAACACTAATTGAATTTGAATTTGATATAATTGGATATAAAAAAGCACCACAACTATTTTCACCAACAGTATAAAAATCATTATCATTAAATCCTAAACAATTATTTAATGAATTAACTGAATCATTTTCTTCTTGGAAATTTTTCTGTTTTATAGATGAATTATATAATGATATTCTTTCAAATTCAGATAATAATGTATTATAATTATTTAAATCAAAATTTGGATGTTCTTTTGTAAATGCTATGAAATCATTATTAGCATTTGGTAATAATTTACATAATTTAACATTATTGTCCAAACTATCTAAATAAAGAATATTTTTTGAACTTGATATTGCAGTTGCATCAATATAAATAGATGGTATTGATGTTGTTGTATACAAGCCCCTAGTTTTAACAAGTTTAAAAATATCTTCATTTTGTCCTGTTATGTCAACATTTCGGAAATAAATTATTTGTTTGTTTGTTTGACCAAAAAGTGTACCAGTATTAGAATTTCTTTTTACTGGAACATTAAAATAATTTGGAAAATTATCTATATTCCATGTTGCTCCAGGAGCAAGAGATTTTAATTCTATCGGTAATGTGTTATTATTTTTAATTTTGATAAATCCTTGTTTTCTAATTATACTACCATATTTGGTTGAATCTAATAAATTTATATTATCAGAATAATTACCTGCAAATAATTCCATTGTTGTATTATTAATAACAGAATATTTTTCACCATTAAAATCTATTAATTCAACAGTTATATTTTTTACGGAATCTAAATTTTTAAGTATATTGATTTCATTTTTTAATGTATTTAAAAATACATTTAATGGAATATTTTTTTGCTCAGGACTAAAAAATCCTGATGCTATATCTTCAGCTTTATGTAAAAATAATTTTTCTGCTTCTTGAACCTGATTAGATATATGTGATAAAACTCCTGAAGTTTTTAATATATTATTAAATTCTGATATTTTTAAATCATCTTCATTTTTTGAAACAATAGTCGCTAAATTTGATTCAATTAAGTCACTTGGAAAATCAATTCTCAAAATATCTGACCATTCAGAAGTTTTAGGTGAAATTGGATAACCAGCTTCAGATAAGGCACGAACTCTTAATTCTATTGATTCACCTTCATTAATAGGAATATTTACTTGATTTATATTAATATCATCAACACTATCTAAAATTGGAGTTTCCCAAACCAATAATCCATTTGATTTTTCAACTTTTTTTAGTGTTCTTGATTCTAATGGATTCCAAGCTGAATAAGTTACAGATATTTCTTTACCATTATTTATCATTTTCATACTTGTATTTTCAACAGTATCAACATTTTTAGATAAATAACGATATTGTATATCGTATTTTATAATATTTTGTGCTTTGGTTGCTTGTGAAAAAATTGGTTGTTGAATTTCCCAACTACCAATAACTCTATATTTTGGTTTAACATTTTTTAATCCCGTTTCAATAGCATTATTATCTAATTTTCTAGCTACTGTTAATAAATTTTGTTCAAGAATATTTTTAGCTTGTTTTAATTCGGAAGCTTTATTAATTCTAAATGTTTTTTCTTCTAATGATTTGAATTTTAATGTATCAATTTCATTTTGGACTTGGTCTATATTTGTTTGATTATATTCAAGTTTATTTTTTATTTTTTGTTTTTCGGAATTTAATGCTTCTAATTCAGCTGAACTTTTTGAGTTTGTTAAATGTTTATTTATTTGAACTACTTTAAAATTAGAAGCATCAATATTTGGTTTTTCAGGTTCAACACCTAATGAATATGGAATATTAGTTTCTTTAATTATTGAATATAAATATTCTGAAAAATTTGTTACATAAGTATCAAAAAATTCATCTAATGAATATGTATTGGAATCATAATTTACTTTATAAGTTGAAGTATCTAATTTAATACCAACACTTGGATAACCAATAATTTTTAAATTTTCTGTTGATAAAAATACAATTAATTTTTTATTTGGTTGTACAGGTATTCCAACAATATTTGTTGATGAATCAATAATTTCATTAAATAATAATGAATCAATACCAACAGAAATATTATCTGAACCAGCAATTCTAGTTAATTTTAATTTTTTTGTAAATAAATCAATTTCGTCAATCTGAAATTTAGCCATTCCATTTTTATTAACTAAAATATCTCCAATTTTTAAATCAATTGAATTTCCTAAAAAATTAATACCACTATATTTTGTATCTGATAATATTAAATTTACTGAATTTCCATTTGTTTGTACATCTGTAACAGTAAATTTTCCAAAATATTTTACTTTTTCTTTTTCGATAGATAATTTAATATTATCACCATTTTTATCACCATTAACAATAATAGTTCCTTGATTTATTAAATATTGTAAATTTAATAATGTAGGACTTTCAGGTATTAATTCAAAACCATCAATTATTTCATATATTATTGCATTAATTTCTGTTTTTATATTAGAATCAATAATAACAGGTATTTTAACATTTGGAAATACCATATTTTTAATTGTTGATGCTGTATCAACAATACATAAAGTATCATTATCTGTTAATGTAGCATCTATTAAATTTGAACCAAATTTAAAATTTTCTAAATATTCAGTATTTATAAAAGATGTTTTAGTTATTTGTCCCAATGAACCATCAGAATTTACAATGTATGAAATATTATTTTCATTTAATAATGATATGAAATTACTATCAATTCTTGATAATTCATTAAGAATTTTTTGAAAACTATTTATATTCAAATTTTCTACAGTACCATCTTTTTTCTTAATAGGAACGTTAATTGCAGATAAATTTGTTGCAGTAGCTTTTTGGAATCCAAGTAATAAATTATATGTATTTTCATAATATAATTCAATATTTGATAATATTATTTCGGCACTTGTTTGCATAATTTTGTATTATTTTGTATTAACCATTATTGGGTGTAATTCTCTTTCTATAAGTTCAAAAGCTATTGTTCTAAAATCAAATTTTTCATAAAATTTTTCAAGATTTTCAAGATTTAATTTTCCATTACCAAATGGAATAGCACTTAAAATTATATTTGAATATTCTTTATTTTTCTTACAAAAAATAATAAACTTCTCCATTAAATATTTACCAATACCTTTATTTTGATGTTTTTCAATAACATCTAATATTTCTATATATGTTACTTTATTTTTTGGAAAATTTTCAATACAATTTTCATAATCCAAAACAGCACTAAAATATGTTGAAGCATTATCTATATATTGAAACATTATTTCACCTAATAATTCACCTTCATCATAACATCTAAAATAAATTCTTTTTGATTTTTTAAATTTATGTTTTTCAATTTTTATTTGATAATTATTTTTCATATAACATAATTGGTGCTACAAAGGATTCTTTATTTTTTAATTGCATAAAACCAAACTTAGTATAATAATTTGTTAATTTAATAACATTATCATCATAATTTTGCATGTTATCTGGAATTTCTTCAGGAACAACTATTAGTGAAATATATTCATATTTATCAGATTTATCAAAAATTTCTATAAGTTTTTTAATTAAAAATTCACCAACACCTAAATTTCTGTATTTTTTATCAACTTTTAACATTTCTATGTGTAAATGTTTTGAATTTTTGTCTGTTAATTCATGAAAAATATTTTCATTATCATCGTTTTCAAAATATTTTTGTAAATCTTTTTCTTTTGAAAAATTAAGATACCCCATTTTGTTTTGTTTTTTAACATCTGAAAAACAAAACAAAATTATTTTATCATCAGTTATTTTTTCATATCCCAAAACCATAATATTATCGACGTTTAAGAATTATATCACCAACACCTGAACCAGATTTAACAAGATTTTCAACTGTTTCAGCATCTTCTAAATTATTACATATTTCATCAGCTGAAACAGTTACATCACCTGGTAAATTAAATGTATGTCCTCCAATCAATCTTTTCAATTCTTTCTTAACATTAGCTAATACATGTCTTTCAAAAAAATTATCATTATATAAACAACTTATTTCATTATCAGCATAAACATCTAAAATCAAATTAGCTTTAGGTTTTTTCTTAATAATTAATTCATGTGTTGCTGGCGAAAAATCAAATGGTAATCTTGATGAAAATATCATATCAAATGTCCTAGCTTCAACAGATTTTATAGCTGATTCAATAATAAATAAATTATTATTTACAACAGAACCATACATATCATTTTGATTTCCAGCTTTTGCTGTATTATACATTGCAGCACTCATACTTGTAGGTCCTGAAATATTTGCCTCATAAATTTCCTTAACAATTCTAATTCTAGGATTTATTGTTAAAAATAATGTTGCAAAATTATCTGTACCTAAATAATCAATTATATCTAATCTATTTATATAGTAATAGGATTGTCTCCAGGAATTTGAATAATATTTATAAAAAAATCTTGCTGATGATTTAATAACTTCAATTATCATTTTCTGTGGAATACTATATGGTAATTGCCCAAATAAAGTTATTTTGTTATGTATTGTATCAACAAATGCTTTGTCTATTGGAGACAAAGCATTTTCAGATGAACTAATATTATCAGAAACTATAGCCATTTTTGTTTATTTATTATTATTTAATATTTTTTTGGATATTGCTTCAATATTTTTTGGAGAAGCCCAAAACCAAGATAAAATAGAAGCACCAAATAATCTAATTAAATTTAGATAAACAGGGTCAGTTATGAATTTTTCTAATAACCCTAATTTTGTATCAAGCAAGCCACCTAATAAAAATCCTAAAAACATCCAATTTTTTTTAATCCAATTTTTCATCTTAAATACGTTTTAATTTTTAAGTATTTTTTAGTATTATGAATATTTGAAATCATTTAATCTATTTATCCAACCATTGATAAATCTTTTTTGTGTATATTTTTGTAATTCTTTTCCGGTAGCTTTTCTACCAATTTTTTTCTCGTAAGTTTTTATAGAATTATCAACAATATCATTAAAAAATTTTACTCTAAGAGAAAATATTTTTTCAAATGTACCTTTTGCATCTTTTTCAATTAAATCATTTAATACGGATAAAGTTTGGTCACCAACCGAACCATCAGATTCAATATTTAATAAATCTCTTTGTGGAATAACAATACCCCATTTACCTGAACCCCAATACCAATCAACTAAAATATTTGCTATTGATTGATTATTGATTTTATCTGCTTGCCATTTATCCCAATATTTCCTAAGTATTTTAGAAAAATCATTTGAATCTAAAAGTTTAATATCAGCATTTGTTATTATCCCATCACCATTTTTATCATACCCCATTAATTTCCAAGTAGCTATTGTTATACCCATATTAGTTGCTCCGCCTTTATCAGTTGGGTCATTAACATAACCAGCTTCCCATTTTGATACAATAGGTGCTAGTTTTTCTATATTTGAAATAGATTTAGCAACACGCTTATTTTGTATATTTTTAAAATCATTAAATTTATTTCCCATTTATTATTTGTTTTTAATTAATACTATCTTTAGATATATTAAGTGTATCTATTTTTGTTTTCCTCCAAAAAGATTTACTTTTTGTTATAACAATTGTATCTATATTTCGAATAATTGAATTTTTAACAGTATCTGAATTTTTGGTGGGTAAAAAATTACCCACCAAATTTTCTTCTTCTATAGTATTTTCCTTAATTTCACTAATTTCCTTCTTATTAAAAAGATAAATTTCGGATTCTTTTATTTTATTCAATTGAATTTTTTTCTCTTTAATATTGGAATTTAAAATTTCAATTGTTTTTTCCTTGTTATTTAATAATTTAGCATTTTCTTTTCGAAGTTTATTAACATATTTTGTTGCTTCAATCATTATTTTTTCATCAGAAGAAATATTAATATTACTATCACAATTTTTACAGGGATTTTTATTAATTAATGAAACTTTATCAATATTTTTAGTTTCAATTGATGTTTTATTAATTTTACTTATTAAAATTGTTACTATACAAAAAAACGATATTAATACAGTATATATAAATTTACCTGTCATGATTTTGTAATTTTTGGTTAAACACTATATCTTCGAGGATTTTATTTCTTCTTTGTAATTCCAAATTACAATTTTTTAAATTCAAAACCTCCATTTTATTTTCCAATCTTAATCTACTATTTTCAGTATCTTTTTGTAAAACTAATTTATCTTTTTCAGCTAATAATGACATACTAACAGACCCTAATGCTATTAGAGTAATAAAAAATAAATAAGTGTTTGGACTACTGAAAAATGTTTTAAAATCTAACTTAAATAATTTCTCCATTTTTAATTTTTTGTTTGATTTGTTTGATTTGTTTGATTTATATTACCAAGTTGCCACTGCGCTACGTACCCAAGTATTTGTTGCTGTACAAACATAAATGTAAGTTGATGTTACTCTAATTTCTCCTACAACCCCTGTATCTGTAGATGAAGCTGGTGCAGTTGTATTTAATATACCTATTTTACCATATTTAGTTGGTAAAACCCATTCATTTAATGCTGGAAACGTTTCTACCACAGGAGAGCTTAATTTTATTTTAGCTGTACTACCATTACTTGAGTGAAAAACAAAACCATCAGTAGCTACTCCAGCATAATTGGAATTTGCTCCTGTAGGATTATTTCCAATCCCATCACATACTTTTATCATTTGTCTATAAGCATCTAAATCAATAAAAACAGTATGTGTGCTTTCATCAGTTATTTTAAATGAAGTTGCTCCATTACCCGTATTCATTATGAATACTGGATAACCATTAGCATCATATCCCAGAATACCACTTTGATTTATATTTAACCTATTTCCAAAAGGTTGAGTTCCAATAGAAATAGCATTAAACGAAGTGTTATTTAGCTTAATACTTGAAGTAGCTGTATTGCCTGCTGTTAATACATCTTGCAAAGTAGGACTTGCGCCACCAGCATTAGCTTCCCAAATACCATTTTTTCTAATATACGATGTACCATCTGAAGGAGCGTCTGTAACTAATGAACCAGATATATTTGGAAATTGAAATACTTTTTCACCGCCTGTTACATTATCAGCTCGTAAAACAGCTATATCTGTTAACGAATTTTTAATTAAACTTAAACTACCAGGACCTATAATAGTTCTTTGTGGACTACTATCAGTTGATACAATTATATTATTTGTTGTATTATTTCCAAAAGTTGTCACTTCCTGTAAATTTAATGAAAATGGATTAATCCAAGAAGTTCCTGTAAATAATTTTAATTTACCTTCTGTTGTATTAAACATTAATGGATAAGAATTATTACAAACTAAATTATTTATTGGTGAAAATGGAATACCAAATCTTTTCTTAACATTTAGAAAATAATCTACTTGAGTAAATGCTCCTGTTGAACGTAATTTCACTGGAGGTGTTGTTTGTCCCTGTGCTAGTGTTGATATTAAAAATATCAAAAATAATAAAATTTTAAAATTTTTCATGTTGTTATGTTTTATAATTATTTATCAGTATTTATTTAAGTATTTGAATATTGAAGTTAAACTATTTATTAAATAGAATTTTTATAAAAAAATTATTCTGTTTTGCAGCATCTAAAGATTTAATATAAAAATGAAATGAAATTGGAAGCATTGCAATAAATTCACCTATAGCTAAACTATAAAAACCAAAAGGAACTAACCCTAATCCTAAAGCTGAAAAAATAGCAATATACCATTTATATTTTCTTAAATAAATAGAACTACTTAATCCAATTGAAAATATTGATGTTCCAAAAAATATTCCTGCAAAAGTAAAATGAGCAAAACCGTTTTCTTTAAATGGTGTTAATGCAATCCCCAATAATGAAATACCTAAAATTATATTATACCAATGTTTATTATTACCAGCATAATTATATAAAAACATAGTAGCTGCTATTGTTAATAAAGCTACAAATAAATTATGTTGAGAACTATAAGCATATGAACTAATACTTGGTAAAACTTTTCCTGTAGTAATTATTAAAATTGGAAATGTTAAAAGTAAAAATATAGCTAAACTTCTTTCAAATTGATGAATGTTAATTCTCATAATAATCAATATTTACTGAGTTAATAATATAATCTAATGTTTCTTGTTTTAAATTTTCATTTGTTGGTGTTAATTGTAATGCTTGTACTAATGGTTTATGTTCACGTTCCTCTCGATAAAGAGTTACGAATTTTTGTAAACCATCAAATAATTTTAATGCTTCCATTAATTGGGGCTCTATTAATTGGCGAGTGTCATCCATTAAGCATTTTCTAAAAATTAATGTAGCTGTATTCTTACGAACTCTTTCTAAAATACTTGACCTACTTTTCTTATCAGCTTCAACTCTTTCGTTTTCATTATATACTCTTGTTGGTAATATATATTCCTCATAAGTGCCATCATATCGGAAATATCTAACTAATAATTCACGCTTTAGATATAATTTAGCCATTAATCCTGTACCAACTTTATATCTAATATATTTTAATTCTTCAACTATTGCAGTTAGACCTGTATTTGTTAACCAGGTCATTTTTGACTTATCTCCCCAAGAATCAATATCTGCAACACTATCCAAATAAAATGTGGACCATACAGAAAAATTATCTGTTTTATTAACTTCAAATTGATTATTATATATAAATCTTTTATCTTCAGTTAATTCAATAATATTACTTATGCCATTAAAATCATTTCGAAGATATTGTTTAGTGTTTTCATCAAAATTAGCTATTAACTCTTCTAAATGATTAATATCAATTATTTTTATTCCATCTAATATCATAATAAAATTTTTATCCAATTAAACCAATAGTACTTGAACCAATTTTTGCTGTAACAGCGGAACCATTTACCTCACTACGGAATATTATATTAATAGTGGTTGAATGAGATGTTGCTAAATTAGTAATGTTAGCTATAATTGTAGCTGAATTATTACCAGCTGCTGAAGCAGTACCTAGAGTTCCATAAACAGTAGTTACATTCTGAGCTACATTAATTACATCACCATCAGTTAAGTTATTAGATAATGCCCTTGAACTCAATCTTATATCATTAGAAAATGAACCTACTACATTATCATTAGCGCCAGCAGGTTGTATTATCTGAATTCCATAAAATACTCCTGTATTTATTGCTGCAGATACAAATATCAAAATACCAGTTAAAGTTATTGACTTACCTGGAGGTAAAGTAAAACTATGATTAGATAGTACTGATGGCGTTGTATTACTTGTATTTGCTTGTGTAGTTAATAAAGTACTCTTTACCATCTGTATATTATTTGGTAAATTTGTTAATAAACTACCATCACCAATAAATTGATGTGCTTGTAATTTACCATCAAAATTAAACAACTCTTTGTTAATTGAGTAATTTAATACTACTTTTATTTCAGTAATATTAACATCTACTCCAGTATCATTAAAACTGTCGCTAAATTGAAATAACCATGTGCCTGCTGGTGATATTGTAGTAGACGTAAGTAATAAACCATTTGTTACAACACCAGAAAAATTTCCAGTATTAGCAACTTGTAAATCTGTTAATTGTGTTGCATTAGGTAATGTTATTCTTGTTAATAGCTCGTTTGTATATGATAGGACATTACTTTGGTATGTTATATAAACTTGTGTTGATACTAATAACGCACCTACAGGTATTGATGGAACTATTACGGAAATATTTGTATTTGCAGGGTCATCATAAACTGTAGCGTTTGCAATACCACCAGTACCTGTTGTTGTTTGCTGTAATGTTAAAGTAGTATTACTTATTGATAAATTAGGTAATACATCAAAATTAACATGTTCACCATCAATGTTATCGGTAATAGTTATTTTGGAATTTGTTTGTAATAACTTTTTAAATTTTAAATCAACTCCAATCTTTTCTTTAAATAAACCAATACCTGTTGTGCCTAAATTTGTAACTGTATTAGACTCTCCAGTTGAATTATTAATAATACCACCTAACCCCGTAACAGAAATTTTACGTATTTCGGCATTTGTTAATATGTTTAGATTTGTCGTACCTTGTTGAATTATTAATAGCGCAATATCTTTATTATAAGATAAATATGGATTTTTATCGAAATTATCCAATAAATAAGCGTTTATAGCTTCTTCTTTAGTGTTGTAATAATTTTGACCATAATAAATGTCTACATATTCATATGGTGGATAATAAGTAATTCTTTGTGCTGTAAATGTTCCTGCAGGAACATTTGCTAAAACAGTACTACCATTATCATATTTTGACGGGTCAACATTTAACACAAACGGGTTACTATTATACCAATCACCTAAACCATCTCTATTATAATATTTAATGGGTACATTTAATACTTCTGAACCAAAAAAATGATTAGGAGCTATTTTGTTTTGAATAAAACCTGTACCATTATCAAAGAAAATTCCAGAACCAACATTTAAACCTAAATTATTACTACCACTAATACCAATTTTAAAACCATCTGATATAAAACTACCAAAAGTTTCTAAAAATTGTTGCCATTGCAAACCTAAATTAACATTATATTGTGGTTCAGTACCACATCTATCAATATGTGTACTTGTTGTGTGTTCTAAATAGCCAATAGGCAACACATTACCCATTTGTAATACGGACTGTAAATCTTGTGTCATTACTAATTGACTATTTTCATCCATACCTAAAAAAGTATAAGGTGCAACACTTAATAATGGTGTTGTTGCTCCAATTATAGAGTTCCATGTGATTTTTACTGGTAAATCATTTACAAAAACTATTCCTGAACCACTAGGAAAATTAAATTTAGTATTATCAACATTAATTTCTATTTCACCATTAAGTGTTAATAGAGTTGTTGACATTAAGTTTTTTATATCTGTTTGTATAGTTGTTAAATCTTGATGGTCTCCAACTAACACATAAACTGTTCCGCCCCAACGATATATTTTATTTGAATCAATAGTTAAATCAACATATAATTTATTTGACACCGGTATTATTTGATTTAGTAATTGTGCTTCACTAAAGAAAGACGTGCCATTAAAATAACCTTCTATAATTTCATCAAAATTACCTAAATCATTAGTTCTAATGAAAGGATTTACTGTTGGATTAGTTAAATCCTCAAGACTTGTAGGGATTGTAGGTAAATCATTATCTCTAATAAAAGGGTTTACTGTTGGATTATTTAAATCCTCAAGACTTGTAGGTAAATCATTATCTCTAATAAAAGGGTTTACTGTTGGATTATTTAAA